CTATTATCCCCCCACCCTCCAAAAGAAAATGGGGCTGAAAATTTTTTGGATTCGTCAGGGAAAACTTCACCCGACAGACCAGACTGGGAAGATGACCCTGAAGCTCCACTCGTCGAAGGCAAGCGAGGTGTCGAACGGGATTTTGCGACGTGGAAGGAATTTCAGTGGGGCATCGAACAGATCCGTGAAGAGACGCAGAGCGATTCCCTCCTGAATGCTTTCTTCGATTGGGTCGAGTACAAACGCGAAAGAAACGTCAACGAATTTTACACACGGAAGGGTCTAGTTGCTGAGGTGCAACGATTCATCCGACGACATTTTGAGGAGTTTCCCGTAGCCGAAGCGGTAACTAGGGCTATCGCTAACAACTGGCAAGGATGGGACCACAAACTTTAACTGGGGGATTTGATGAATCAGTATCGCTTCGACACGAAAAGAACAGCGTGTCCATACTGCGGTTCTTCTGACGGCTTTGCTCACCTGCTTCACCCTGACAACGGGAAAATTGTAGCAGACGGAATAGGCAAGTGCCACTCATGCAGCGTCTTTAAGACTACGACCGAGGCAGGCTATGTCTCTGACGCCGGAGATCTAGTTGCATCGCGCGGAGTTGTGGAAGCTAAGTACTTCGACGCAGCCATCATTAAAAATTTTGGCCTAAGCTATGGTGCAGGCACTCTTGTTGACTACCTGTGCTCACTCTTTGGCGATGCAGCAGCAGTCGAAGCCAAGCGCATGCTAGTGTCCGGTGATAAGTACGGTAATACATCTTTTATTTACGCCGACATATTAGGTCGGGGGATGTCTATAAAGACTATCGCCTACAATCACGTAGGAAAACGTAGTAAAGATGGTATCGTGCTGCCGTCAAGGAACCTAGATACTGCGCAAATAGCTGGATACATAACGCCAGAAGGTAACATACGCACCGTGCGCGTAAGTGATGGCAGCTATCAGCTTCTGTATGGTCAGCACGCGCTACGTTTACCAGATAAGTCTGACGTAGTTGTAGTTGTCGAATCAGAGAAGACTGCGCTAATCGGGTCTATCATCGAGCCAAAGATAACTTGGTTGGCATCAGGAGGCAGCAAAGGTCTGAGTATTAGCAAGATACGTGCGCTGCGCTCAGCTAATGCTGTTCCTGATGAGTTATCGGCTGTGTTGTCTAAGAAGGATGTGGTCATTTGCTTTGATTATGATGATAGTGGAGAAGAAGGTAGTAAGCTGGCAAAGGATACCTTGCTTGAACTTGGAGCAAGAACTGTGAATGTTCTAGGGATGAAGGATTTATTAGAGAAATCTGAGTCCAGACTCCCTATAGATCTGCGCGAGAAAAGTGATATAGCGGATCTTGCGTTTTGGGCGCAGACAGAGGGCGCTATGCACGATGATATACAGCCAATACTTTCGACTATCTACGAAAGTGCTACTGGCAAGGTAGTTCTCCGGTCTAAACTAGCTGATAAGAGCCTTCAAAAGCTTGTTAAAGACGATTACAGTAAAGTCCCACCAGAGCCCAGTCTGACTTTCAGCGAGAATAATAGTTCCAAGGTTAGTCAGTTGGCGATACCAGGCAATATCGTCATGTTGTTGGCTAGTCCTGGAATCGGCAAATCTAGTATTGTCAGTGCAGTTGTGGCGAGGCATCTTTCACCAATGGCAAATGCTTTCGGTCTCGATGTCAAAGCTCCAAAGGGCATACTGGTGCTTGATACCGAGCAGTCGAAAGATCAGGTAGTACAATTACATAAAAGGCTCGCTAGGCGAATCAATTCCTATGCCGAAGATTTGCCTGACATACTGGAGACTTGCAACGTAAACTGGTACATTACCAACAAAAACCAAACCGTCGAACAGCAGGTAGAGAACCTATTTACAGCTGTACAGGTAAATGACCCAAGCTTTGTGATAGTTGACCAAATCGGTAGCCTTGTCAAGAATGTAAACAGCACTGACGAGACACATAATCTGATTAAGAGAATTGCCGTAGATGCAGAATCAAATTTGCGTACATGGGTAGTAGTGCTGCATACTAATCCAACATCTGATAAGGGGCGCGGCGTTCTTGGCTCAGACATACATAGGTGGGCATCATCAGTACTGTTTATTAAACGGGCGGCCAACCCAGGAGAGCCATCACTCCTGACAACACACAATGCTGACGGAACTATGGCAAAGGTTCGAGCAGGCGCTCCGGTTAGGTGCTTCTTTGCATGGGATGATGAGCATGGAGACTTTTACCCGACGGACAGGCAGGTTGAAGAAACTGTTGATATGAATTTTGTAATCAATGCTATTGAAGAGATATACAACAGCAAAGCAGTAAGTCAGCCATTAGAGATGTCAGTTTTGCGTAAGCAAATGCAAGAACTCTATGGTCAATCACAAGGAAATAAACTCTTTAACTATATCATTAGTAAGGGTTTGGTTAAGAGAGTTACCAAGGGCAAGCTTTGGCCTGATTATGAAAAATTGCAATCTGCAATGCCTAGTTAAACTTTGTGCCTAACATGTATCTTTGCGTAGTTTATTACATAAATCAACGCACATGATACAGCTTGACAATCAATATGGCGAGCCAAAAACCGCCATAGCAACATTCGCATTCTTCGGCATAGGTCAACTTCTGGGTTCAACAGAGACATTGAGAGATATAAACATCGTGCTTTCTACGATAAGTTTTGTAGTTTCGATTTCAGTAGGTACTGTCACACTTATTAAAGCTTACAAACGCTGGAAGAAATTATGAGTATCCTGAAAAAGATTTGGGCTTGGATTAGCAAGCCAACAATGAACAAGCTTGCAGTGCTTCTTTGCCTTGCATTTGCAGTTCTCTTTCTGCTTTCTTTCTTTGAGACAACTGGAGAGCTATCATATTTCCCAGCAGCATGGCTGGCATCATCTGGAATTATCAGCTTGCTGTATCTTGTTGATCGAGTAGGTTTTTCAAAGATTGACACTATCTATGTTCTTCGCAATGATCCAAAGCTGTACTATACTAGGGTTCTTCCTATGTATGGTATCGGCATCCTCGTCGGTCACATCATCGCCCTCTTGCTCGCTACAACCTAAAACGTACCGCGAAGCAGTAAAGCCATACGCAGGTATGGTAGAGAAGGGTTACAACCGAGGTCCGTTTATAGATAGTGCTAATAAGCGCTACGCCTATCTAGGCGCTCCATACTGTGCTTCGAGCGTATCTCTGATACTGGATAGGGTTGGCGTCAGAAGTCCAACCATTCGGTCCGGCAGGGCAAAAGCTTTTATTACTAAGACGAGCGTTAATGCTCGATTAGTATGGGAAGGCAAGGCGAAGATACCATCTGACGCATTAGTTGTGTTTACACGTAAAGGTGGTGGTCACATTGAGTTCTATATCAGTGACACGCTTGGAATGATGCGTTGCTTTGGCTTCAATACTAGCCCCGACGGAAAGGCTGGTTCGCAGTGGAACGGAAACTGGTCTGGATATAAGAAACGAAACATGAAAAAATCCTTGAGTCCCTACAATGTCTTCAAAGTCACGCATTTCACCCCCATCAAAAATATGGGCACTATCAGCAGATATACTGATTATGCTCGGAATCGGACTCACGATTCTATGCCTATTACAGCAATGCGAAGCAGTAATACGCGACCGTACAACCGATTCCGACACGACGGTAATCGAGCGAACAGTCATTCTCCCTCCAGATACAGTGTATTTGGACGTAGTAAAAGCTAAGATTCGATACAAGCAAATCTTTGTTCACGACACTTTGCTGGATACCATCTTGGAAACCAGACCATTTATTGCCAGCATGGACACAACCGTCAACTGTACTACTCTTAAGCTAGAGTACCATTTCCCTGAAAATAACTTTCAGAATGTCCATGTCGTGTCCTGCCCTGATACATTGATTGTTCAGGACACCGTAATAACGAATACAACGGTCACGCCATCATTCTGGGAAGATGCTAAGAAGTATGGCATTGGCTTCCTTGGCGGGTTCGTCGTAGGTTCAATCATACGGTAAAAAATATATTTGCAGTGTTAGATATAATTCTTACATTGCGGTATGGGAACGCCAGAACTGGATATAGTTATAGGTTTGATAGTACACGCAGGTGGACTGTCGAATGCTGATCCAGCTGCAAAAAACCGGATTATAGAATCCGTATCTCCAGTCAAGCGTTCAGCTGGAATTTGGCAAGCGCGAGATAATTATGTTGGTGCATCATGGCTTATAGCTTTAGGTCATGAATATGTCTACCGATTAGTATCACCGCGTTTAGATGGTAGCAACTGGAAAGAATACCACCCGACGAACAAGACAGAGATAGTTGAAGTGCAAGATGGATCTGTCTTACGTGTGAAGGCATTGGTATCTTCGTTTCATGACAGCAAGCACGATATAGCTCCTCCTGCATTATTGCAAATAGGCAAGCATTATATTTATCGAAATGTAAGCGGTCACTTCGTCCCAGTAGATGCCGACCTTATAGATGAAATACTGGAAATGAACGGTGTGCGCGGATGAATGCAATTTATCCAGACGGATCAGGCAAGTTTAATGTCGGAACAAGATCTTTGCAAATACCGTTGCGTATTATAGCAGAGCTGATTAAATCTGGTGTAGAGTTTTTCTACTTCGAGGGAGGTCCATTTCATGTGGAGCATGGCGTTGATATTGTACAGGCGATATCAAAGCATCTTGATTTAGGCAAACCAAAACGACAGCGCGTAGTGACTAATAAAGAAAGAGCTCCTACAAGGGTATCTAGAGTTCTGGTAACTACACCCGAAGGTGATGAGTTTGAAGTAAACAACCTGTTATCCTGGATGAAGCAGAAGTTTCCGGATAGATATAAATCGCTATACTTCGCAGCTGTTCGCGGTCAGTCATGCGCAGGATATAAGGTAAAACACTTAGGATGGGTAACAATGACGGTGGTTGGGAATGAGGAATTTATTAAAAACACAAAGGACAGAAATGCCAAACGAAATCGCTGAATTGCAGCATGATCAAGTACCTGAAAAGCGGGTAAGTTTTGATGCTGATTATTACAAGTCACGTATCCGTGAACTTGGCTGGTCTCCTGAAGAGCTTAAGATGATCTGGTCGAAAATGCCACAAGGCGTTCCGATCGACGAAGCTTTTGCTTTCCTTAGCCGTGCAAAGAATTTAGGACTAGACCCCATGAGCGGTCAGATTATCTTACAGTCGCATACAATGTCTAAGACGGGCGAAGTACGCTACACAATTATTGTGGGCATTGATGGATACCGCTCGATGGCTATACGCACTGGATTGTATGCCCCTGGCGATGATACAGTGTTCAAGTACAAAGATGATGGAAGCCTGCATTCAGCTACAGTATATGTCAAGCGTTACCACCCTGAGAGTAATCAGTGGAATCAGTTTAGTGCCACAGCTATGTTTGAGGAATACTGTGTGTATTTCTATGATTCAATAGCGCGTGAACGTAAGCCTACGCAGATGTGGGCAAAGATGGGTCACACAATGCTGGAGAAGTGCGCAGAAGCTAAGGCTCTTCGTCGCGGTTTTCCCGAAACACTTGCTGGACTATATACAGCAGAAGAACTAGCACAATCAAATTCAGCTACGCCTGATGCAGAAGATGCTGCTAAGCGTGGCGCTCGTTTGAATAATCGTGCGGTAAAAGCACTGGGAGAGGGATAATGAAACCGTGGGGTGGATTGAAATTTCATGCGTTCACTAACCGCGAGGATTGGCTTGAACAGCGTTTGGAAATGGGTGTTGGAGGTAGTGAGAGTGCTTCTATTCTTGGGCTTTCTCCTTACTCTTGCTCTGCTCAAGTATTCTATGAAAAGCTCGGATTGGCGTCAAAACGAAAAAGCTCGTTAGCTATGATCATCGGAAATGAGGATGAAGATAAGATTGCTCGCCTATGGTCATACTACGATTCTAACATTGGCATTGAGTCAATTGCGCCAAACTATGAGGCTAATAATGTAATACGTAAGCCACTAAAGCTTAGTCGTATTATTACTAATCCAAAGTACCCATTCATCTTTGCTAATCCTGACAGGCTATTCAAGCAGGGCAAGGACCGCGCAGTATTAGAGATTAAGACGATTAATCACTGGGAAGCGCAGAAGTGGGAGTCTGGTGTACCTATTCACTATATCGTACAGATCCAGCACTATATGCTGGTTTGTGAAGTAAAGTATGCAGAACTTGCAATCTTGGAATCGAATAGTAAAATCGATGTGATTCCATTCGAGGCAAGCAAAGAAATACAGGATCGGATTATTGAAAAAGTTGGGGCTTTCTGGAATGATGTACTCGAAGCGCGTAAGATTATACAGGCTGGCGGTATGGAGCTTGACATTCAGCATCTCGTTCCTGCTCCTGATGGTTCTGACGCATACACCGATTTTCTAAAAGAGAAATATCGCGATGGTGCGCAGGAACAGGATTTAGTAGTGCATGCCAACGAGGAAGATCTTGATACATTAGTCGAATATCTACGAATCAAAGAGCAACAGGATAAGTTGCACAGAGAGCTTTCGCTGCGTGAGCAGCTTCTGCGTGAGCGTTTAGCAGAAGCTCCCGTACTTGACTTCGGAGATAAGTTTGGCAAGATAACATGGAAGGCAGATAAGAATGGCAAACGTACATTCAAAACTGCATCCATTAGAAAGGAAGAAGTATTATCCGCGGTCGGAGAGTCTTAAAGATAGACAAAGAAGGCAAGCCTATAATACCTGAATCTCAGGTACAGGCTAGTATCTGTGACTACTTTGTTAAACTTGGCTATGAAGTTATACGGTTTAATAGTGGTGGTGGCAAGGCAGGTAGTGGTAACTGGGTTTGGTATTATACTTGGTTTGGCAAGGTAGGAGCTAAATCTCACAGCGGAGTTCCTGACTTGTTTGTCTTTGGTAAAAACATACAATTTTGGATTGAAGTCAAAAGGAAAAATGGTGCAAAACGAGAAAAGCAAAAAGAGTTTATCGAAACAGTCAAAAAACATGGAGGTCAAGGAGCCTTCGTTGATTCACTTGACCAAGCGATTGCCTACGAAATGCAGTTACAAGGGGTTCGACGTGAGACTTCTGTACATCAATCCATTGTCGGGGATGAGAGGATGGATAAGCCTAGCCAAGAAGGATAATCTAATAGTAGCAGGAGTAGAGCCAAACGGAAGTCTAGTATCAAGTCCGAGTGAGAAGCAGGCGCTGACGCATATCTGCTCGCTGATAGATCTAAGTGAAAGCACTACGGCTACAGGATTGAACTACCCTACAATCGAAAGCCTATTTAATGACTGATAAAGAACAGCTTATTAATATGATGATGGCATTTTCAATAGACAAGATGTACAATACGGCTATGTTGATTGAGAATGTTACCAAGCGTCATGGAAAAAAACATGCAGAAAGAATCGCTGAAGAGTTCTGCCACTTCCACCATTTCCCCTCGATGCCAATCGAAGAGTTTATGGGTACGTTATCATCAGCAATGCAGCGTAAAGCCCTGCTTATTGACCCAGATCTCGATATTACAGATCAATCCATTATTCATTAAGGAGACGCTATGGAAGCGTTAATAGTTGTCACATTTATTATAGCCCTGATAAACTCAGTAGTTCTGGGCTACATGTGGGACAAGGTTCGTGTTTTCTGCGAGCTGTATGATACAGTGCAGCATAACACTATTACAAACATGCGAACACTAGAGAAAAAGGTGGAATCCTTGGAGTTTCTAGTAAAGACATCGCAGGTTAAAAAACCTTCCCTTCTTTCAGACACAGTAGCACCAATTAAAAAGAATGTTAAAACAACAAGAAAGACGAAACAATGAGCGAAATCCTGAATGCTGAAGTAACGGAACTTCCTAATGAGCAGGAAGCTACAGAAGCTCCAAAGCTAGAGCGCAAGTTCGTACTCGATATGACATTCGACGAACAAGGAATCCATATCGACACACGCACAAATCTGTCCCCTTTGGAGCAGCTTGGAGCGATTGAAATCTTTAAGATGAACATCCTTAATCAAAGCATGTCGTCTAAAGAAAGCTGAGATGATTTTTAATGTAGTCAACACCGACAATCCTGGATCTGCTACCAGTGAAGCACTGCGTAGGTATAGGGTTGGACGAGAGGCTAAATCAGCTATCGAACTTGGGCTGACTGAGAGGCAGATATGTGTAATGACCGGATACTCTATATCCGCTATCAGAGAATGCGTAAAAGTTGCCGATCGGTATCCTGACGACGATAGTTTCTTGAAGGCGTTTCATATGCATGAAGTGCCAGTAGGAACCCATTACAGAACATGGGGCTCTTTCCTTGCCAGCCTTGGTGTTAACACATTGACTAAAGATGAAGCAGCAGCCATGCTTGCGGTCATTAAAGAGAATGCGCAGCGCATAGTCATGTCTGCGTATGGATCAGCTGATCCAGCTTTAGCACAAGAGATACTCGGTATGATCCGAGCATGGCTGATGATTCGTGTACCATCGACAATATGGTCAACTATTGATAGAAATTTTTTCAAATATCAGTTGTGCTCATACTGCGGTGGCGATAATGGAGAGCCTGAACTGTTGGAGGTAGATAATCTACTGGTAGCTAAATGTCCTAATTGTCAGGCCGAAGGAGTAGACAATACGGCTGTAGATTGGAAACAAGTAGCATTATCATATTCAGCATACGCACATGAATGTAACCATACGGCGGAAATCTACAGAACGGTATAAGATATCCGTACCTGCTAGTACATATCAAATGCTGTCGTTGGTTGCTTCAATATTAGAGCAGAGGCGCATGGTAGAGCACACGCTTTGCGATGCATTAGTAGTGGCAATAAACACTTCTACGTCTGCAATGTCTACACAGATTAAGCTGCTGTCGAAATTCTATTGCCAATCTGACGAGGATAGATACTACGTCAAGGTACGCAAAGATGTCAAGCAGATGATTTATGACTATGCAAAGTCGTATAAGGTTCCTGCCCAAGCTTTTCTAAATGCTGTTATTTCAGTGTATATGAAAGCGTTGATGGTGACAATTTGGAGGGACAAGAGCATCGACAAATCCAGTATATCGAGCTCTTACCCTGATTTGATCATTGAGCACAAACATGCTTTTAAGTTGCCCCATAAGCACAAAGTTCCAAACCATAAGGTGCGAAAACTAAAGCGCTTATCGGACCAGAATCTTATGAGACACCACAATTACATGGAAGAGTTCCATGCATACATGGAACAATTTGGCGGTCTAGAAAAATATATTAATCAGAACATCAAGCTGATGATACACGCTAGACCCTTAGAAGGAGCAATCGGAAAGAAGACTGAGTTAGATACGCCGAAGGAACAGAATCCTGGTACGATTCATACCGCTAGGATCTGGAAGCGCGGACGTGGCTACAATATAACTGTTCTCGGTCATGGTAGTAGCTATGGTGAAGATGCGCCAGTCTTAGAAATAGGTACTGTTTTCCGACTGTATGACATTTACCGAAACATTGACTGGTTCACAATTACCATTTAGGAGACACTATGTCTAGTTTTAAGATTGCGGGTGTAGTAACATATATATCACCCGTAGAGAAATTTGGCGCTGGGAAAGAATCAAAGCGCATTATCGTAGAGACGCAGGATAAGTATCCGAACTACTTTCCGGTTACGTTCTATGGCGACAAAATGAATGCTATCGACGGCTTGAAACAGGGGGACTATGTAGAAGTCGATACATTCCCAGGCGGTCGTCTTAAAAAAGGTGACGACAGCCAAGCATTTTGCTATTTGAATGGTTGGACATGCAGTGTCATGAACACAGGCCAGCAGCCAGTAGCTTCTGCTAAGGAACATCCGGCATTAGCTAAGTTCGATGACGGCATCCCATTTTAAGCAATTTCTGAACGTATAGGTTAAATCACGGGGTAACTTTGCAGCAAGTTATCCCGTGAAACCTATGAAATCTAAACTACTGCATCGCCCACGGGCGACTGTTAAAATACATTCTGGTGCTTCCAATCTTATTGGAAAAACTAAATTCGGTCGGGTAGGTCTAATTTCAAAACGCTACCAGGGTCAGCCTGTAAAAGAAGATGAGGTATGGCTTGTAGATGTAGTGCATGAAGGACCTAACTATTTCATTATGATCCCAACTGAAAAGCTTAAAGATGCCACCGAAACGACCCAGAATAACTCCATCTCAGACTGACTTATCAGTCCAAGATGTACGTGATTACTCGACGCCAGAAGGATCGTCTATGGCGAACGAGGAGATGCGTCGCCTCAAGTTTACGATCCAGCAACTGAAGGAAAAACAAGAAGAACAAGCAGCCGCTATAGTATCCGTAGGTGGAACACTACAAGCTGGTGGACAGGGTGATGTTATAGTTCCACCTGAAGTATCTTATAGTTTCTTTGTCAAGGCTGAAAATTATAGAGCGGCAGAAGTAAAAGATAAAGAGACGGTTATTTTCCGTGGTGTCCGTGGAATTACTGTTTCAAATGTCGGCAAGACAATTACAATCGGGATGCCCTATGTATTCTGGACGGCACGAGCTGATAATGGTTCGCAGACTGTTAGGAATACAGAAACTTTAAGATTTACTGGTATAAATGGCGTCAGAACAAAAATTGATGCTACGACTAGTACACTTATTATAGATCGACCACTGACAATCTATCAGCGTGGAATCGCTATTGGTGATGCAGGAACTATCGGTGTAGACTTTTTCAATGCGACCAACTATAAACCAGATACGTATGTCCAGCAGGTATACTTTCAAGTATCAGACATGGGTAGTGGTGTTAGACGTGTTCAAGGATGGACGGTCACAGGTGGTGGAAGTTCTTACCATTGGCATGCTTCTGACGGACAGCAAACACACCAAGTCAACAGCGGTGGAACGGTTATCTGGCAGGGAACCAATGGCGTTGTAGTTAGTCTGGTTCCTGGTCAACATACCTTTACAATCGACCGCCCGCTGCAGATACAGCAGGACGATACTAACATTGGCGGTCAGGATACTGTCACGCTCAATATAGACAACGCTACCGTACAGAAACCGCTAGGTCATAATAGTCGTATATGGACACAGGTTCTTGACGATGGCAACGGTAAGCGTACGCTGCGTATGTACTACGATCCTGCTGGTACTACAACAACTTCACTCCAAATCCAGCAGCGTAGTATTGACATCGGTGGTAATGATACTGGAATACTAAACTTTGACAATGAAGTTACAGTAAAGCCTCAGAACTATACTGGTCGTGTATACGCACAAGTTATAGATGATCTAAATGGTAAGCGTTCAATAAGGCTATGGCATACATCTGGTGAGCTCAACTTTACTAAATGGAGAATTGCTGCCAGCCATACGATAAATCCAATAACATCAAATCCAGCTCAGTCAGATGTTTTAAATAATGACCTAGTTACATTTATTGGTATAAATGGCGTACGTATTACTAGGACTACATCAGGATTAAACAATGAAGAAGAGAATGTATTTATTGGTATAGATCCTAATGAACCACCTTGGGGAGATCCAAACAGCGGTGCTGATTGGAAAATAAAAGGGATACTTGAATTTGATAATACTAATGATAACTATTTTTGGGATATAAATAACCAATTATCAAATCCAACTTTGCAGACAAAACCTCAGTATAGATATGGTTATAGGAAATATCAGGATGTAGTACATAATTGGGGTTTGACTGATCCTAAAAATATAGAAGTTCACCTGCTTGACTGGTCTGTAAATGAAGTGCCAACTTTAGAATGCTATCGTTCTGGGGCTAATACTATGTCTGGGGAGTCGTTCTCAAACCAACTTTTTAGGAACATTTGTCATTGGTCTCCTATTAATGAAAATACTGTAAGGTTCTACGCTACTATGTCAAGGGGGAAACCTACAGTTATGAAATTCAGATATAGTATAAGGAAAGTTTAATGCCAGCAGGTTCGTTTAGTCCAGAAGCTTTTGGCATTATGCCATATATGAACTTTCGGAATACTTACCTTCCGACAAGTTCAATAGCATCTTATCCCGTAGGAAGTGACATAATATTTCGTTGGGTTGAAGATGGCAGTCGTATCTATGTACCTAACGGTGGAGACATAGAAGGTACTAAATCATACTGTTTCAATGTATATGCAAATGGTAAGTATGGTTCAGATGCAGTAATTGCTAATCACTTCCCTTGGGTTCATGTAACTCCAGTTCTTCCAAACATTGCCAATCTAAATTCTATACGACAACTATGGTTGTTGCAAGATTTTGGTAATATCTATACAGTGACCAATAGGTCGGAACTAGACCAACTAGCAAAAGGGACTCATCCAACTTTAGGTGGATTGGCTTTTGATACCAAGTCTACATTCAATTATCTCAATGGCATTCAGTCTGGAAAAGATTATACATGGCGGGAATACAATAGATTCCTTTTCCATTCTTATGCTTTTGTAACAAGTGATAATACTTGGTGGGTATACACTAGAAGTTCAGCAGGTGTAAACGAACAATGGATACGTGCAATACCTAAAACATCAGTAGGTAATACAACCTATTCAGATGTCGTAAAGAATCCGCAAAATCCAGTTACAACTACATGTACTATCTATGAGATAACCATACCAACTTCAGACCTACCTAAATACGGTGGTCGAGAAGTACGTGAAAATGATTACTATGATGTTTGTTTTGATCTTAATAGCAAACATGCATTTGCAGGTGACCCACCAAATGTCACATATCTATATGATGCTGTACTTAAGATATTACCTCAAGGCAATACGTCTTATAGGCAATTCCCAGAGCGAACCGAGCTTAATACTCGTGTAGCTGGTGAAAAAGCTTGGTATGAAGACGAGTTCCTAACTGCTTCCCAAATTGAGGCAGGCACAGGCGTAACTCTTAGATGGAGGAAACTTGATGGATCTTTAACTGGATATACAACAGATCCAGTAAAAGGAATGAATCTAGTTGTTGAAGCTGATCCTGGCGGCGGAGCTACACGTCATCAAGGTGCATACTACCCATTTAGCAATGCTAACATCTATTACGATGAAACTACAAGTATCATTCGCTTTCAAGATGAGCCACAGGATTACCCTGACTCAGCTATAGCACTTGGTATAGCCCGTACAACATTACCAATATACTTTGATCTTTTCCATGACATAGCAAACGATGTAGGTATTGTAAGAGCTCGTGCAGCAAACAACAATCTACACTTCAGCATTACGCAGTTAAATACTATTAATACATATCCAATGGATACGGCTGGTCAGTTCAATGACTATACCGTTAACCATATACGTTTGGTGGATACGCCAAATCTGACTTGGAATGTATTCGGCGATACTATGCCTACGCTAATGCCGGACAATACAACTGCTGTTAGACAGGGAGTAATAATAACGCCGCAGCTAAATGGTTTGTATGTAAACTGGAACATACGTTCAGGTAACCACACGTACTTCAACTCTTCTAGCAACATACGCCAAGTAATTACAGCGGATCCAAACTTCCCTTTGCCAGGTACTCAGATGTCTACATTCTCAGTAGACTCTACTGATGGTGTAGATTTCTGGGGTAAGAATGGTGTAGTATGTACACTGATTGGTGCTGGAGCTGATAGGTTGCAAGTGGTAGTAGATAGAAAACTACTTGTTACCGATGGCAGACAACTGCCTAAAGATACAACGTACATACACTTTGATTCCGGATTAGGTACTAAGCAGGGATCTTTGCAGTTTGGAAAGACATTAACAGATCCTGATGTTAAAATATACTATGCCGGAGTTTCAGACTTTGGAACTGCATTTCAAAGTGTACCAGCACTGCCAATAACATTTGAAGTACAGAATGGTTTGCGTTCAACTGGACTTGAGTCGGGTGATGGTATCAGGACTGTTCGCGGATTATATCCTAGACAGGACGGAAGATTTGCTTCTCATTGGTTAAAAGACTATAACGTAGCGGATGACTATAGGACGTTAGCAAACTATGGACCTCTGAATATCAGACCTACTATTGAGTTTGGTTTTTGGGGCTGGGATGATCCGAACTCAGAGCTAAACATCATTGCTTCTGATTACAGTCCATACAGCGGAGTTGATTGGTACACAGATCTTTTTAATCCAATCCAAGGTGGCGGTATACAGGGTAAGGCTTTATCGTTAAAATGGACTGAAGGTCTATATTATATAAGCGCCACCGTTCAGGGTATTATGGGTATGTTCCCAGGTACTCTGCCTAACGATCAATTTAATCCCGTAATTAGCCAAGCAGTTCACTTGCATTTATTTGCAAGGCCACAGTTTAATGGTGGTGGAGATCCTTTAGTTTTAGATACTAAAATTTTGCAGTCTTTTGACATCATGAAGAATTACGATATAGTCCCTTTCATAGCAGGAGGAGTTGGACCAAACACTCATACGCTATATAGACAAGCAAATAATTCAAGACCGTGGTCTGTACAGGGTGGCGGATTATTTTGGTTGCGTGGATTAGAATCAATAACCGGACTGTTAACCTTGAATGATGGTGGATACAACAATCTATTCTTTTACCAGGTGTGCTACATCAAGATGAATTGTGTGAAGGTATCAAACGTCGCAGATTTACACATGCCACCACAAATTGTGACACAAGACACAGATCCAACGAGTTACAACTACGCGCCACAAAGATGGCATGACATGAACTTCTATTAAGGAAAAACAATGGCTTCAAGAACTGTAACAGCTACCGTCAGCGTAGCAAATCCAAACCGAGATGGCACAGGGACATTGGTAGACTTAGCAACTGGTCTGCTAAATGGTACAACAGTATCATCTATAATCATTAAAGCCCAGGGTACTACTACTGCTGGTATGATTCGTCTGTTTTATTACGATGGTACTACAAATCATTTATACTCAGAAGTGCCTGTCTCGGCGGTAACAGCATCTGCATCTGCATCGACATTTACTACATCTGCTTATGCAAGCGGACTGATTATTGGCTACAACCAAAAGCTTCGTGTTGCTACGGAAAAAGCAGAGACGTTCAACATTATCGCTACTATCGAAGATCTTTAAGGAAACACAATGGCAATACATGCATATACAGCAATACTAACAACGGCAGACACTACATACGACGCATCTGTCGCAGGTGTAAATCTAGTCACGGGAACTACAAATGGAACTATCATTGACGAGATTACCATCAATGCTATCCAAACAACGACAGCTGGGTTTGTACGTATGTTTATTGATGATGGCACAAACAAAAGACTGCATACACAGATACCAGTATCAGCAATAACGCCAACCACTACTGTTGCCTCATGGAGTACAGTCATCAGGCCGCTAAACCTAAAGCTACACAATAATCAAAAAATAGTATTTACTACTACTATTGGTGATGACTTCCATCTAACGGCAAGCGTCACAGAACTTTAATCATTTACGAGGACATTATGCCTGACGAACTTTTGGTGGAACAACCACAAACACAGCTTTCGGTAGAACAGGAATGCGCGGAAGCAGCCAAGTCACTCTTTGAGTTTATCAATTTCCAAACTGCCAAGTATGGCAATCGGATAGCTTTTACGGTAAACATCGCCTTTGTTCCTGCTGCAACTAAACCAGAACAGCAAGAACAAACAGGTGAGTAATGCCGAGAGTACGTATTAGCGAAGAGGAATTTGAGGTAATACGAGAGCAACGCGAAGCACGGCTACTGGATCTTAAGAAGGCTGGTGGTCGTGCGCGTGGCGCTCAAATAAAAAACGCATTCAATAGTGTAGCTGACGCACGGGAAGAAAAGCTCAAACGTATAGCTAGAAAGGTTCGTACTACTGTGCCTCCACAGAATCGTGAGTACAAAGTCAAAGGCGGAAAAGCTACTAGCGATCAGCTTAAAAAAGTCTCTGACGAGTACAACGCAGCTATACTACCAGACCAACCTCGCGGATACGTATTCGGTATGGATGATGCCGTAGAGCCAATGATGGGCGAACTACGCCCTGACGTGCTGTGCGACATTGCTCCAGGCAAGATAGGCATTATATCGGATGCGCACTGGCCCTTCCACGACATGTACAAAGATGGCGATGGTAAGATAAAGGGTGCATACTACACGGCAATAAGCAACCTCAAGGACTGGGGTGTCGATACACTCGTACTTAATGGCGATATGATGGACGTATACAACCTATCGCGCCATGAAAAGATAGAAGCAAAACGCAACTGGGCATGGGAGCTAGACGTTAGCCGTAAGATGTTAGAACATCTTAGGCAGTTCTTTGGAGACAATGTTCGCATAGTCTACCGTGAAGGAAACCACGAAGAGCGCTTTGCTGCATATATAGCACGTAAGGCTGCCGAGTTTCAGGGTACGATACATCTTAATGAGATGCTTCACTTGCATAAGTACGGCATTGAGTGGGTGAATGAGCGAGCCAAGATGAAGGCTGGTGACATGTATATTGACCACGGTCATGAATACTTTGGCAGCGGTGGCAGTGTAAACCCAGCACGGGGATATTTCCTAAAAGCATACGACAACCTAATTGTTGGTCACGTACACAAAACAAGCAATTCCGTAGTCCGTAAGCCTATAGATGGTCAGTTCCTACAGGTTTATACGACGGGCTGTCTGTGTGATCTAAATCCTCATTATGCCAGCCGTCCAGCCTGGAATCATGGATATGGAGAATTGACTGTCGAAGACGATGGTAGTTTCGTATTTTACAACCGCATTATCATGGACGGTAAGACGATATGAAGATACCTACATCGTTTAAGCTTGGTGCTCACACCTGGAAAGTAAAGCTAGTCAAAAGTATTGGCGAGCCAGGTGAGTACGTGCATGGTATATGCTATACAACAGATCATATAATCCAGATTGCTAAGACTGTCAATGGCAAGAAAGTCTCTGACGACTCTATGTTTCAGACATTCTTGCATGAGTTCGTGCATGCAGCACTGCATATCCTCGGTAAAGAGGATGATGAAGAATTAGCTGCTGGATTAGAACAGATGTACTATCAGCTGTATAAGACAGCTAAGTATCCTAAGACTAGCGACCCTGCCCGCGGTAAGCCTTCGTAGCTTTATTACTGGCTGTCGCAGAGTGCTTCGTGTTCTTTGAAGCACCCTGCCGTGTTTTCTTATCGCCATGCTCCATACGCTTAGTATTGCTAGAGCCGAGTTTACCTTTAGCTTTTGACATGTTTAGTCGCGTGTTTTTTGCTGATTGCTAGGTGTATATACTCCGGCTCTCATTCTAGGTAATGTGCTCTCAGTATAAAACTGATTTGATGGAGCGAGTACTTTAGATGTATAAGCTGAAGGGACTGGTGGAGCAATAAAGAATGATGGTATGCGGGAAGGTGCTCCTGGCTCTACTTGCACAGGCGCTACACCTGCTGATCCTCCTGGTTGGTATCCAGCTCGTGTTAAATACCAATCGTAGATATTCTTAACTATATCTTCACCGAATGTATCAGCCGTTTTAATTAGGAAAGGATTATACTCTAGAGTTTTAGGATTCAAACCCTGCCTCATGTAATCTCTCGCCATCATGATATCTTGAAGCGCTTTGTTGTTAGCAGCAGTCTGTTCAGCAGCTGCTTGATACTCCATAGCCTGCGCACGAGATTCGGCATCCATAGCCCTAGAAAGCATTTGCTCACCAGCATTTGCGCCCATTAAAAATGGATGTGTTATATACTGTGGCATTATTTTTAGACTCCGTAGAGAAGTTTACGTTGTTGCTCTAATGTAGCACGCCTAGCTGGATCCATGTAATTATACATTCCGCCAGCTCCAGCCTGATACTTCAATGGTGCAAGCGGATCTTCAGTCATACTTAACTGTTGTTGCATTTGACCATATTGACCCATTTGAGCTAATGCTCCAGGTCCCATGCCAGCTGTATTTAGATTCATTGCATATGGCTTAAACATTTCAAGCTGATTCTGCAAATCTGCAATTCTCGTAGCTTCCGACTGCCCAAATGCTGTTCCAGCCTGAGAAAGAGCTTGCTGTTGCGCCTGCGTTCCTTGTGCAAATAATCCCGCCAAAGACTCACGATTAGCCTGTCCTAAGTTGGACATTCCAGCCGCAAGAGCAGCTGGACTAGCGCCAGCATTCTGCATAGCTTCACGCATCATTCGCTGGTTATTACCTAAATTCATTTGTGTTTGCGCTGTCACAGCCTTCATCATCTCATCACCTTGACCAAGAAGACGAGATCCGATATTTCGTTGAGCGGCTGTTGCCTGCAATCCTTCAGCCGAAGATTTTCCGATATAGCGATTTGCTGCTTGAGCTGCCTCTCTCTGAGCAGCAGGACCCATAGCGCCAGTGGCTGTATATGCAGATTCACCCATTAATTGTTTTAATGTATTGATATCTGCCTGAGTTTTTGCTGCATTTGCTGTAGCCTGGTCTGTAGCTCCAAATGCATCCATCAATCCCATACCTAAGCCTGGGGCAAGACCGCCAATGACACTACCCCACATGTCTTTTTTGCCTTGATCGCCAGTAAATAATCCGGCGATTGCATTTCCGACTCCAGGCATTCCAGCAGCTGCACTACCTACGCCTAATAATAGATTTAGCCAATCCATGTAGATTTCCTAAGAATTATACGTAAATTAGCACATGAAAAAGAAAAAAGCCACAGGAATTGATGCAGAAGATTTTGGCATGATGCGAGTAACATCGCAGGGTCAAAAGTCAAACAACGATGCAATCGTACTGGCTGTCAACCGTATCATTGACGGATTAGATGTAGACCTAGATGCCCTGCAAAAAGGCGCTTCTGCTGGTATGCTTCTGTCAATAGATAGGCTTACGACTATTATCAGCGATACTGTAGACGATGACCTACGCATTAAAGCAGTAAATTCCCTGACATCTATAGCCAACCATGTTATACGTAGGCGTGAGCTTGCACTTGAAGAAGGCGGAAGTATCACTGTAAATGTTTCGGCTAGTCATGTGCCACCTAAACTCCCAAAATCAGAGGTGCAAAAGCAGTTAGATGAGTAAGAAGGGACTAGAGATAAATATATCTGACCTGATTACATTTTCTGCCAAACAACAGGAAGTGTTTGATCACATCGGTCGTAAGTCCTATATCGTTGCAGGTGGAGCCCGTGGTGGCGGTAAAACTTATATGGCAGTTGCCATAGCGGTGCTTTGTGCTATCCTATTTCCAGGGTTGCGCATTATGATCATTCGTAAATCTTTGGACGAATTGCGCCAGCAAATCATTGAAAATGAACTACTTAAGAAATACTACCCAGGAAAGTTATTTAACTGGAGAGAAACTAAAAAGACAGCTTATTTCCCGAATGGAAGCAAGATCTACTTCCGGTCAATCGAGGAAGATGCGGACGTCAGTAAGCTCCAAGGGGTTGAAATTGGTTTACTTATTTTGGACGAAGGTAACCAGCTTTCTGAACTTGCTATTCGCAAGCTACTAGGTTCCTTGCGGGACTTTGGAAATACTGGCTTTAAGCCTACGATGATTATGACATGTAACCCAGGTGGCATGTCTGACGGATACCTTAAGAAATACTGGGTGATGCCAGACCATAATAAGTGGGAGCCAAAAGAACTTATTAAGAAGAACGAGTACGCCTACGTACCATTTGGCGTATATGACAATCCGCATGCAACCCAAGAGTACATAGACTATCTAGAAACACTCCCTGAAGATCTACGCGCCCAGTGGCTTCTCGGCTCATGGGATATCATGAGTGGCGCGTTCTTTGGGGAGTGGGACCCACGGGTACACATCGTAACGGAGCTATTTGAAATACCTGATGACTGGGTGCGGTTTCGCGCAATTGACTTGGGGTACGGACTTCACCCTTCCGTATGTCTATTTGCTGCCCAAGATCCAGTCAAAGGTACGGTGTACGTCTATGATGAGGTTAGCACTAAGGAAACTACAGATATTTTTATCGAAGAGATAATCAATGCCAGCGGCGATGCAGACTTTGCAGCTACATACTTTGACCCTAACTCTATGAAATCTAGGCGTGGTGAGACGGCTGATGCCCTATCCCCTGCCCAGATGTTTGAGCGGGAAGGAATATACGTACAGCCAGCTATCAATGAGCGGGTAAACGGCTGGTTGAATGTAAAAACATATTTAACAAATAAGCCAGAGCGCCCTACTAAACTTAAGATATTTATGAATTGCATTGGCTTAATTGAGACAATCCCGCTCCAGCGGTATGTTCCAGGTAAGGCAGATTTGAATACTCGTGGACAGGATGACTATGTAGATGCCCTGCGCTATCTGCTTAGCCACATACCATATGGTGCTACTATATCCCATGATGGAAGTATAAGTGACGATGAAAAAGGTTTAGGGATTGAGAACGATAGATATGCATATTTGCGGAGTAAAGAACCTTTAAGCCCTAACTATGTTGAGTTTGAAGATCTTATTGTTTCACGATACGCAATTTACTGATATGGCAAAGAACGGAATTGGTAAGGATCTTTTGAAGATTACATATCGCATTAAGCCGAAATCTGTGTCTACTCCTAAAGAAGAGGAGATGGACGAGATGGAAGAAACCGAAGAAACTGAAGGTGGAGATCCAGGCTCTATGCTACGTGAAGCTGCTGATATGATTGATCAAGGCGACGTAGAAGAAGCATATAAGATCATTGACGAAGCAGTCGCGATGTGTAAAGAAATGCACGGCGGCGAAGAAGAGTATGACTGAGTTTACTCCGTTTAGATTATCTGAAGTTCCTGATGGACTTATTGTTAAGGATAGTTACCTTGACGAAAGTCTATCGGATGTTTACACTCGAATCATTGACGATATTGAGACGGCTCGCCCACTCTTTGCTGACATGTGGGCTGAGGCAAGGCGCAACAGCCAGTTCGTGCAAGGTAATCAGTGGGATGAGCAAGATCGTGATGCGCATGAGCGTCAGAATCGTATACCATATGTATTTGATCAGATCTCTCCTAAAGTTAATGCAGTTCTTGGTGTTCATTCAGCACGGCGTGTAGAAGCTAGTGTTGTTCCAACAGAACCAGGAGATGAGCCTACAGCATATGTAGCTAATCGCCTTATTAAATGGTGTGAGCAAATCAATCGTATGGATGAAGTAGAAGCAGAAGTCTTCTATGATATGATTGTAAAGAAAGTTGGATGCACAGTAACTCGTTGGGCTTTAACAGATACACTCTCCGGTCGTCCTGTAGTAGAGCGTATTCCAATCTATCAAATGATGTGGGACCCTAACGCAGTTGACGTTAGTCTCGCTGATGCTAAGTGGATGTGCCGCGTTATTCCTATTACTCGACAGGACGCAATCGAGCGTTGGCCTGAGTTTGAGGAAGCTGTACGCAATGCAGGTGGATACGGTGATGAGTCATCACTTGTGCGCACGGACGTAATGACGGCACGCCAGCGTTTTATGGCGCAATCAGGTCGAGCTATATCCGAAGTTGATCTACGTGGAGACATCATTGCTATCGAGCATTTTGAAAAAGCAAAGCAGTATATCTACATAGTAGTAGACCAGGTTGCAAATCAGATGAATGAGTTTGATAATCCTGAGTCCGCAAAGAGCTACGTGGATGGATTGCTTTCACAGTATGCTGAAGGCGATGTTCCGCTTATAGACTCCGAAGGTAATGACATGGTAACTACGGTTACACTGTCTAAAGACATTGTTATTCAATCTCTTGTCTTCGGGTCAGAATGTGTATCACGCGAGGTAACAGAACTGCCGGACTTCCCATATCAGATTGCATTTTGCTATCATGATGATGGTGAGTATTGGTCATTTGTAGATCAGCTTATAGATCCACAGATGTTCCAGAATCGCATGATTTCTGAGCTTGACAACCAGATTGGTCGTGGTAATAAGAATATTATGACGGTTGTAGAGCAAAAGCTAAAGCGCGGCTATACTATTGTAGATCTCTCCCGTGAAGCATCTAAGGTATCCCCGAAGATCCCTGTTCTCTCGCATGATGCAATCAACGTCGTACCAAACCAACCAGCACAGTCTGACCTGGTTCCAGCAATTACAATGGCTATTAGCCACATGACAGATATCGTCGGTGGTCGTAATGCACTTGGCTTACAGGAAAATGCAGCTGAGTCTGGAGCTGCCGTACGAGCCCGTCAGGAAGCAGCTGGTATGGCACGTATGCCAGTATTCGCACATATCAACTCATGGCGTCGCAAGGTAACGGAGATGTGCCTATGGTACATGCGTCGATATTTAGCACCTGAGCAACAGATGCGAATTATGGGTGAAGAAGGAAAACCTGAGTGGATTCTTGTAACTCAGGAAGTACTTGACTCTTTAGTTTCGGCACGCATGGATGTGCTTGTTACAGAGGCGGTCGATACACTGACAGCCCGCGAGCGTCAATTTGTACAGGTTAAGGAGCTATTCCAAACTATTGGCCCTATGCTTCCACCTGACGTTATTATTACTACAATGCTTGAGTACTCATCGATTGAACAAGAAACAAAATCGAAGATTCTCGGCATGCTACCAGCAATTCAGCAGTATCAGCAACAGCAAGCTCAGCAAGCAAACATGGCTAAAATGGAGCAATCTGTACAGAACTCTGTATTGCGTAAACAGATGAAAGATCAATTAGAACAGCAGCAGGCCGCGCCCGCCTCGCAGCAAGCTGCAAATCCTACTTTGGGCGGTATATAATCTACGCAGTAGATTTCTTGCGGAGTTTTATTATGGACAACAATATTCAAGAACAAGAGGAATACTATGAAGAAGGCAGCGAAAATGTCGCCGATGATGAAGAAGGCTTCGACGAAGATGGCTACATCGAAGATGAAGGCGTATCCGAAGAAGGGTATGAAGAAGTAGATCAGGATGAGTCTGATGAAGAAATCATCGACGCACCTGAAGATTTCCGTGTACAAATTCCGGTAACACAGCCAGATGGCACAATACGTGAATCGGTACTTGATCAAGAAACTCTTACTCAGGTTGTTAGTAAGGGTTATGCCTACGATGAGCTATATCACCAGGCTACCCTGATTCAACAGCAAGCGCAACAATCAAAAGCATTAGTCGATTTTGTAGCTCAAGATCCTATTCTAGCTAGGATGACATGGATGCGAGCAAATAACTTCTCACAAGAAGACATTTTGAATGATATAAAGACTGTGATGGAAACAATGGGAAATAACCAAAACGAAACAGATCCATACCTTGACGAACTTGATGATAGTCAGCGTCAGGTATATATGCAGATGAAGCGCCAGCAGGATGAAGTAGCGCAGAAGAGCCAACAGCTTGAGCAGCAACTTCAGAACTTGCAAAGCCAGAAGTATATGGAAGATACGGCTAATCACAATAGCCGAGTATTCGACAAAGCACTCGCAGATCTTGGATTTGATTATGATCCCAAAAATGATATATCTAAGATTCAGCAAGCAGTAGTATCACTTTACCCTGACATTGATCCTCGTGTAACGAAGTTCAATAAGCAGCAGGCTGAAGCAATCTTGCAGTATGCAGGCTTGCGTCGCAGGTCTGCAAAGACAACATCGAAGATTCAACAAGTCACAAAAGCTAAATCTGCGCCTCGTGTTCTAGGTGGCTCAAAGTCATCCGGAACAAACAAGCGTCAGGTTCCGCCTGCGACGATTGGAAACACAATCGAAGATCGGCGTAAGGCTTTGCTAAACTTAGGATTTTAATTTGTAGTTAATTAAATAATTTAATTTAATGGAGTAACGCCTTATGGCATGGCTTAATAGTACCCGTCGCGGAATCCGCACGACGCAAACTGTGAACCCACAGAACGTCAAGCCGGATATTAGCGAACAAATCCGTACCCTCTACCCAGAGGCTACACCAATCATCACCCTCATGGAGAAGATCTCCAGCGCGGGCCGTCCAAAGAGCAAGAAGGTTCAAGTACGTAAGTACTATGCAACTGACTTCCTCGATCAAATCACAGCTGTCACAGTTGGTACAGCCACAGAAACACGTTTTGCTCGCCTGACGGTAGCACAGACATCACGCCCGAATATCTCTGGTTTGATGTACTACCCACAGGATAAGCTTTACATTGTTGCTACTGGTCAGACTGTAGAAGTTGTCATGACACCTGAAGCAGCTTACCAGATCAATGGTAGCGACCTTACGCTTACAGCAGGTCTGACTGGCAACACAACAACACGTTCAGCAGCAGGCACAATCGTTGTCCGCGTAGTTGAGCCAGTTGCTATTGTAAACCCAGGCAACTCTGACTTCTGGCACTTGGGTCGTACAATCTGGGAATCACAGCCAATCCAGGCTCAGTCATATCAGCGTGACGTTGTGTTCGACTACAACTTTGTAGAGCACAAGGAAGCTGTTCTTGACGTAACAGAGGACGAACTTGAGTACGTACAAACATACGGCTCGATGAAGGACTTTGACTTCCAGAAGCGCGAGACAATCGAAGAGTTCAAGAAGCAGATCAATAACACATGTTGGTATTCAGAGCGTGCTGTTAACTATGATCAGAACGGTCGTCCAACGTATCACATGCGTGGTTTGCTCAATGCTATCAAGACAAACGTAACGGTATATAACCCTACGCAGTCAGGCTTGGACTTTGAAGAACTCATCTCGAACTTCATGTACAAGCAAGCATTCCGCTACCAGGGCGCAAAGCGCAAGTTCGCTTTCGTTGGTGCTGACTTCCTCCACAACTTTAACCGTGCCTTCCGCGAGTATCGCCGCTCAGACATCAATGTTGCTAAGCAAACACCAGGTCTGAACATCACGACTTACGACTGGATGGGTTATCAGCTTGACCTCGTACGTAACGAGACATTCCGCCTTGGTACGCCACAGTCACACTGGTGCTGTGTCATTGACCCAGAGCAGATTGACTATCATGTGACAAAGAATTACGATGTGCGTGAGTACTCGAACAACAATGAGCGCGACAAGAAGCTCATGATCGAGTGGTCTGGTACGCTCTCGTTCCACCTTGAAGAGCATCACGCTCTCCTCCGTACAGCTTAATTAACTTAATCAAAGGACATAACAATGCGTTATATCGGTATTGATGATAATTTGGTCCTACTCGCTGCAAGCGGAAAGCCAAAGTATCAATTCACAAACGGTGTGCTGATTGTAGGAACAGCAACCGGAACAGGCTCAGGAAACGAAGTTGTTCCTGACCTATCAGGCACAGACCTTGATTCAAAGATGGCTACGCTCTATGCAACTGGAGCTACAGATTTGGCAAAGGTTGGTCTAGACAAGATCTTTTTTGAAGCACCACCAATCGTAGCTGCTGGTACACTTGCTTCGGGTACATACTATGAACTAATCGCAGGTACAGCTGACCTTACGGATGCGGCTTATTCTGGTAAGTATACGCTGGTTTCTCCAGGTACTATCCCAACAGCAAACCTCAAGTTCATTGCTCCTTCGGTTGTGATTAAGGCAACAGCCAGCATCACAGTTCCAGCTGGATCAGCAACTTGGGCTAAGTCACTTTCAATGGCAAACTACGATCCGCGTGAACTCGACGAGCGTATTGAGCACTTCCAGCTCAACAACTTGTCAGCCTTCAAGGATGAGTCAGTTTACTCACCAGCTGCTTATGGTCCAAAGCCAGTAGCTGCTGCGACTGATCCTTACTACGTGCGTTAAGCAATATCGGGGGCTTAGAAAGTCTAGGCCCCCGTTTTTTGTTCACCTTAACTACCTTTGAAATATGGACTTAACGACAGACAAAAAATCAAAAAAATCAATTCTTCAGAAAACACCTGAAGCACAATTTGAACCACAACCAGTAGCACAGATTTATGATAAAGTGGAAGCTCCCCAGGCTTCACTGGAAGAAGAAGCGGAGCTTTTTGTGTCTCGCCACCGTGGGCTTACCTTGCAGATTATGACCGAGGTTGCGCATCAACCAGGTTACTATGTGCAAACGAATGTAGTGTTCCGTGATGGCAAGTATCGCACCGGAGATGCAGCAATCATAGGAGCTTTGAAAATGCAGCCAAACTTCGGAGGTACATATACCAAGAAGTTTTCCGACCGTCCAGCTAATGCACGCGAAAGCCTATATTATGCTGGAAACCTACCAGATGAAATTCAAGTTATCGAGCGCCAGGAAGCAGAGCAACTGACACGCGATAAAACACAATACGAAGACCCATATCAAGTAAGATCATGAACTCTATCTTCAGCTTCGAGGAAACCTTCACAGGTGGATTCCCTGTTAAATCATCTGACGCTACAGCTAACACGCTTGATGGTAAAGCATTCCGCGTGGGTTATCAAGCAGCTAAGCTTGAGAATGACCGTAGCAAGCTCATGCAGGATCAGTTAATGTTTGAACAGCAGAAAGCAGCTGTGATTCAGCAGCTTTTAGCAGCTCAGGCACAGGTAGCTGCTGCCGCTGGTGCACAGCTTGGAGCTCAGCAAGGTTTAGCTCAGGGTATTGGAATGGGTGCTAGTGCAGCCATGATGCCAGGAATGAGTGGCGGAATGCCTCCAGGACCTGAAGCAATGATGGGTGGAGCGCCTCCTATGGGTGGTGGATCTCCAGGACCTATGGAAATTGGAATGTCGCAAGCGCCTCAGATTCCAATGATGTAGTCTTAGTACAAAATTTATTATAGCCGTCGGGCCTCTGCGCAAGCATGCTATCTTACGACGGCTTTTCTTTTTAGGGGTTGCCAAAGCAGTTGAGTATTTTACAGCATGCCTACTGCAACACAAATGAGAGATAAGGTCCGAGCCTTCCTTGACGATGAAGTCACAATGTGGAAGCAAGGGACGATGTGGTCTGATTCTCAGATAGATGCTGCTTTAGATGCAGCACAACTAGCATTTTCACGCTACTGCTACCTCAAGGAACAGTGGCATCTTATTGCCAGACTTCATACAAGCGTTGGCGGAATATCTCCACTGACGCTTCCAGCCGACTATATGTTCTATGCATCTGCTACGGTAGACGCATTCAACCCATTATCTACTACGCCACCGTTTCTCGATCCATATCCAGCAGTTCTCTATATAGGCTGGTCTGGAAGTTTATTTGCCAGTGACGAATTGCGGTATGTGGCATATATAAAGACTAGTACAGTAGAGTTTATGAATGGTTTGAATTCAGGCTTTGGAGATTTGTATTACTACAAGCGACCAACAAAAGTCACTACTGGCTCGAATCATACGGACTTTACAGATCCTTGTTATGATGCTATCATATACCATGCAGTAGCAATATTGCAACAGAAGGACTGGGGTCAGTGTTCAAGGTTTGTCAAGAATATGAATGCTGTTTTACAGTCTGTAATGACCGAGCCAGCTGGAATGTATCCACAAAATCTAAATGAGAATACAGACGCATGACAGTAGCAGAATCTATAGCCTATGTTAGGACGCTATTGGACGAGCCGAAGTATGAGTACTTTGGAACTAACGTAGATCTCAATACTATATTTATTGACGCATTGCGCCAAGCAGCAGCTCAAGTTACTAAAGAGTGCTGGTATAGAGGCGAGAAGGAAGCTGTTCGTCCATTGTGGCGTGAGGCTCAGATTACCTTAGGCGCTAATCAAAATGGCCCTATGCCTGAAGATTACATGTTCATTGAATCTGTTCGTTCAAACTATAGAGATCCGTTACAGAAGGTATGGCCCCATAAATATGTAAGTCCTGCTATTTTTAATAGGCGTCGCAGTAGGACTCCGTTTGAAAATCAGTCAGGTGTATCATATGACGGAGGATCGAAGTATGTCACTAGGGCTGAGTTTACACTGATAGGATCTGATCTTTATGCGTCAGCTACGGGCACGAATAAGATTGTTACGGTTACATATATAGCCATACCGGTTGTTCCTTCTACTCCTTTGACTAGCCCATTACCATTAGCTGAGTATATTCATCCTAAGATTTGCGAGAAGGCAGCTGAGATTATGTATCGCAAGGAACACCCTGGAGACGACAGGCCAGCTCTGGGATCTATCTATGATATTGAAGCTGCTATTTACAATGTTATGCGTGGGGTTAAGCAATGATAGCAGTATCTAGCATGACCCTGACGGATATCATCGCAGCTATGGAAATGCGTGCTGGCGAGTTTATGACGCCGTATAACTCAGACTGGCAAACACTGGCTCAGTATGTACGCGATGCGCGACGAGATTTATTTAACCGTACAAATGCGTTCAAAGAGTGGTCGTTTGTTAAGAGCATCAACCTGACAGGACCTTTTCCAGCATTACTACCAGCTGATTATATACGCACTGTTCGTGTAACAACAAAGCTTCCGGCTGATGCAGATAATACTGGTATTAGATATGAAGCACGGCGCATAGATCCTCGTGAGTGGATGAATCTTAATAAGCCATCGCCAGCATCTTCGTTGAATAATAGTCGTCACAGCATGGTACGTGGCTGGCAGAAAACTGGCGTATACATGGTATGGGCTAACACTACGGATGCGAATAATTGGGCTGTTACGAATGTAGCTCTTTGGCTGTATCCATCGAACTTACACTGTACGTTGGAATACGTAGCTAGTTATGCTATGGCAACGATACAGGACTTGAACGATGAAGTTTTAGTACCAATCGAACTTGAAGGTTTGCTGATAGATATGGCTGTTTCGCGCTTCTTAGACGATGTAGCTGATCCGCAATCATTTGTGACAAAAGCTCAAGATGTGCAGCAGCGCATCCTACAATATCAGACTGACAATACGAACGCAGCTCAGTATGCATCTGTGAGCGCAGAAGCGATAAATAATCCTGAACCTATGGCTACACGCAGGCAGCCACAAACACCAGGAGGCGCAATCTAATGCCATACAATATGCGCACATACGCATCTGAAGTTATGCAGCGTCTAAAGCGCTATGATGTAGCAAAGTCAATAGACTCAGGTATGCTTGAGACATCAATCAATCTAGCGCGATACCAAGTACAGCTTGCTACATTGCAGACTGTGCCAGAGCGCTATGCAAGGATTCATAGACCAGTAAATGCAGTAGTAGTTTCATGGGAAAACTCTGCTAGGATGCTAGAGTTCGACCAATCTACTGGTGGCGCAAAAACAATTATCAATCAGGTAGGAACAGTTGATTTGCCATCAGACTTCATCGCTGACGTTACAGTAGGCGTATCTGAAGGTGACGTAATGTGGCAGGCACGCAAGGTGTCAAAGCGCGACTTGTATTCTGTGCTAACAAAATCAATGACAAAGCCGACTCCGCATAATCCTATATACTGCATAGAGCGTTCTACAGAAACAGCAAATCCCAAGCTGTTTATATCTACGGGTACAGCATTGCCAGCACAGGGAATTGTAGAGATCTGGTATTTAGCACGACTTCCCTGGCTTCAGATAGCTAACAGCACTGGACAGCCTGACGTAGAAATTCGTATTGGATACGACCTACAGGAACTCGTAGTTACAATCGCATGCTATAAAATCATGGAAAGCTTGCAGATTATAGATGGTCGTCAGCTGTTAAAGAATGACATAGAACTTATGGTAAGCGCTCTTAATCAGCAATACCAAGCTGGCATAGATCGTAGCCGTTTATTTGTAGAAGCTAATGAATCGTTGGTTCCTAAAGTTCCTAATATCAATGCTAATTCGTTAAAGGTTTAAGATGAGTACGTGGAAAGAACTCTACGATGATCTGCTTCAGGAGCTATCGCTATATCAAGAAGAAATCAAGCTAACGCCATACCAGGGTATGCGTTACATGACCAAGGGTATGGCTGAATTTCAGCGTTTGACAAACATTGCAGAAGCAAGCAAGACACTAACGACACCTGATCCAGTAACATCCGTTACAGCTGCTTATGCAACTGGTAGCGACATACTAGAGATTGTTGAGGTCATTGACCCTGACGGATACACACTGCTTCCAGTATCATATCAGCAATACAATGAAATCATTGACCGTAGTAAAGCTGGCATGATTGGTTTCAATGAAACGCCAGCACAATTTAGCCGTGTACGCAAACGCCCAGCTATTTCTGATGAACGCTGGCAGCTTGATGAAGATCGCGGCATGGCTCGCATCTACACGATATGGGATGAGAAGCTATATCGTTACCCAGCTGTATCTACGGATACTAGCCTGACAATGCGGTACAAGCCACACTACGACCAGTTTTCATCTGCTTCAACACAGTGGACATCATGGTGGATTGATGAACCTACGTTTGAAACAAACTTTGCTACACTCAAGCCGCCTTCACAAATTCTCAAGTTTGCAGCAGCACTTGTTTCTTATGCAGCCGGACAGTATCTACGCTCACAGAACGTACTTGCTGGACAGCAACCGCTCTGGCAGCAATATGATCAGGAATTTCGAGCATACATTGATCAGGCTATCCTGACGCATCCTACGCTTGTACATGAACTGTCATCACCTTACAACATAAGCCCATATAGCAACTAATGGAATACACAAAGACGAACATTAATGCTTTTGGTGGTTTAGATGCCAATAAGCGTCCTGAGCTTTTGCAGAATGAGCAGGCTTCAGATATAGAAAATCTCCGCTTTGATAAGCTAGGTTATCTCATTAACCGTAATGGTGTTGTTGCTAAGCCTCTCAAGATGACTAAGACGGTTGCCGTAGACGTACAGAGAGTTCTCTGGCCTATTGGAACGCTTGGTATGACAGAGTACGTACTCAAAGCTCCTTGGGGTGTAGGATCTGGGACAACAAGCTGGGCTCCATACGACGATACAACTATAGGTGGTTTATATAGTGCCTCGCCAAATACGAAGCGTTATAGTGATAAGTTTATGGTATATCATGTGCGTATACCAGCTGCAAGCATTACGCCGCAAGGAGCATCGTCCATTGCTGAATTTGATATGTATGATCTTACGCAGGTTGATATCAACGGCAACGCACAAGCTCCAAGCAATCACTACACATGGAGGTACAAAGGTGCTTATGTCTTAATACCACTTATGGGACCCAGCGATTTCAGGGATACATTTGCAATAGCTCCTAATGGACTCCCATATGTAGGTACTCCAGCAACTCCGGATCTTGATTACCCGTCTATGCTCGTAACTGTGGGTGCAAGATCTATCCTTCGTGCTGACGATAAACCATCGCGCACACAGATATATGCTCCACAGCGCTGGCTAGGCGTGCACAATGTATTTGAACATGAGAATATAGCTAAAGATCAAAACTGGATAGGTCACTATGTAAGTATGCACCAGTATCGTGATACTGTTGTAATCTCTGATATGACTAACCAGGATCTTCAGCTTGTCGATGAGTATTCTGAAGCTGAATATAATGAAGAGCGGAAGCATAGATTTAGCCTTCGTGAGAATGCTCTTGCAAAGTTTGATGTAGATGATGTTGTCATTGACTTTGGTATAGGAACTAATAATTTCAATGATGGTGTCGAAGCACCAATGGCTCTATATAAATTTTATCTACCTCGTAAATCATTAGAAGTAACAGTAGATAATTTTACATCATCATTTGACAACTTACTTAGAAGTCCAACTTCATTAGATGTTGTTGCTCCATTTCGTGACAACTGGAAACCACTCCCATATAATAGAATTGGTGCATTTTTATCGACTGAGTATTGGTATGATGTCGATGTTAATGAGCTTGGTGTATCTCTTGGACTTCAAAGTCCGTCTAAATATGCTGGATCTGGAATTGCTGTAAATACTAAAGACAAGTTTATATTTACAAATGCAGATCCAAACGAGCAATATGATTATCTATTTGGGAAGCTCACATTAAAAAATCCGGATGTAAATCAAGATGACACTATAGCAAGTGATGTATATAGATGGAAAGAAATGACCATCAAATATTATCCATGCTCCGGAATTAGTAATGCATATGGAACATTTCTTACTGATGAAGATAGACTTTGGGATAAAACAAGCTCGAATAGTGCTAAGGTAGTTAAGCTTAAAACAAAATCGGGAATGGAACAAAATGTTCCTCTTGGCGTATGGCGTTATAGATTTATATGGTATTTAGGCAATGGTGAATATTCTGCTCCATCCGCAGAATTAGTGGTTCCAGATATACTTTTTAGTGGATTATCTGAATCAGAAATGAATGAAAGCGGGATACCTTACGCACGCCCAGCTGGATTAAATACATTAGATGATGCATATAAAACCAATATAGATGTAGATGGTGTAACATTTCTAAATGAACTTAATGGAACCGAACATTTCCAGATATTTAAGGTTAATCCAAATAATGCCAATGAACTGATTCTTACCAACTACGGTAAGAACTTTATTAAAATTAAAGAGAAGCTGTTCTACCCTGATCATATATATGCTGCTAAGGAATCGAGCACATCTGGAGCATCTTGGCCCAATATTGATCAAGGCCAATGGACAAGTCAAAGCTTATTAGCAAAAGGCAATGTTTCTGCTATCTGTACATTGTTTGCCAACAGCATTGATCTGACATTGAACGGCACTATATGCGAAACAGCATTTAGTACATATCAGCATACTGACGCAGATACGATAAATGAGGTCGAAGTAACATCCTACAAGTCAGGAGCAGTCTCATTAACAGTACCATTATTTCCTGCTAGTTATCAAGATTTCAATACAGAAAAAACATACTCATTTAATTCTGTATTTACCAAGCGTGGAGTTATTAGGACTGCATACCAAAATAGGCAACGCTGGAGTAGTCATCCTATGTTTAGAACGGATGTTCCAGCATACCAGATAGTTCTTGGCGGAAGATGTCTTTATGGTGTAACAAAAGTACAGTCTGACCCTGCAAACGATATTGCTGAAAAGGGTGAAAGAGTATACTTTAATGTAGTACCATTTCAGACATATCATTTCCAAAATACAGATCAACACTATGAACGTAATAATTGGGACGACGATGGTCTGTATCCAGAATCAGGACCGAGTGCAAAGGCACGTTACAACTATCGAAATATGACACAGGTGCGTGGTGTAGATGAAGAGTCAAAGCGTATTCTCTACACTATGCCAGACGTTCCTAACGAAGTACAATCACGAATAGTTCTATCAGGATTTGGAGATATTAATCTCTGCGGATTTGATGATTATGGAACTGTTTATCCAGAGAGAAAAAATAATACGCTTGGTGATAGTACGCTGCATAAATCAGTTGTAAGGCACTTTTGGCATGTACAAAAAGATTATTATGGAGTTATTTATACTGACCCAGTAACTCAAAGACAGTATGATACAGAACTAACATCTCCATATTATTGGGAAGGTTTTAATGCTAATCCTGTACATTCATATATAAGTTTTCAAACAAATGCAAATCTCCCACAGGATGATTCTTATGTCAATGGTGTTTACACACCATCAATGCATACGATACGTTTCAACAACTTGAAAGTTAATGTTGTTCTTCCAGGCGAAAGACTCGCAATTCCAGAACAACTTTCAATGTATGTGCCATCATCGCTTTTATTTGATGCACCGCATATTAAGATTATCATACCTGCTAACCGCATACCGAGACGTGCGCGTCAGCTCATGATATTCCGAACTCGTGCATCGCATGATAATGCATGGCAGCCACACGACTATGGATTCGTTAAAGCTGTAGATATTATCCGAGACAAGGATACTGGATTTCCATCAGGTAGTCATTTAGAAAAAATAGAATTTCTTGATGATGTCAAGTCTGAAGATATGGATTTCTCTTACAATCTTAATGACTATGAAGGATTCACCGAACCTATATCATCTCGCTTCTGCCTGCCACTAAATGAGCGTGTATTCTACGCTAACATCAAAGAGCGTTACAGACCAAAAGCTCCACGTAACTCTGTAAAGATACTTGCTAATCCAGCTGACGCAAGCCAGTTAGATCATAAGAATTTGAATGTAGGAACTAATTCAGAACTACAGAAACTTTGGTCAAACAGGCTTATATATGGAACATCGGCAACTATTAATATTGACAAGCGTTACTTGTATTACTTTATAGCATACAATGATGCTGCTAGATCATATTCGTTAGCAGCATTTTCGGGAATGATTGATCGTGGGGATTTACAGGGAAGTACTGGAAATCCTCCAGTATCGAATGCCAATAGCAAGGTTATTCATTATTGCCTCCCATCTGCTTACGATGAATCGGTAGAGCATCTGAACATATACAGATTCCAGACAAATACACAGCTAAGTATAGTTCCTTTTGTGGGTCGGCAGTCTCAATTTGCATACCCTTCAGCAGTAGGACAGGTTGGGTATTTCTATGTAGCACAGGGTCTAGTTGAATATAACGGCACTGTATACTATCCAAACTCAGTCATTAAGATTGAGCATGGAGGAGACACTGGTGTTCCTAGACCACCGTTTAATCCAGTTGGCATGCCCAACTATATGAACCATTTTGTCAATTACTTTAGCCAAACAACTGCTCCATACCAACCGTTAGGCATAACTAACCGTGGAGCTATGGCAACATATTGCGCCCCAGTCATTTATGATATTACTAGCTTCTTTGATACAACGACAAATCTATCTGGATATCTAGAAAAGATTGGAGATATCGTACCTGAGAACGAAGGCATATTCTATGACGACGACCTTCCATCTTTAGGGCGTGTTCCTCTATTGCAGTTTTTCCAGAATGAAGATATAATGCCAGCTGGATTACGTTGGAGCGAACCATATCAGCCGAATAAGATTAAACTTGGTAGTCTGATGGAGGTACGCTCAGGTGACGGTGATCAGATTACAGCTATGGCACAGCTTTACGGAAACCTTGTGATTCTCAAAGAACGCAGTATGCATAGGCTGGCTGTACAGGGTGCAAATGTACCTATCTCCCGTGTAGACGAAATCTCGAATAATGTAGGATGTATTGCGCCAAATACAGCCATTACAGTTGACAACACACTTTACTTCTTATCATGGGCTGGATTCTATAAGTACGATAACAACGTACTTTCAAAGATAGATGGTGCGTTTGCTGAGGAACTTCAGGTCAGGTTGCGTTCTAATATTAACGGCGTAATGAATCCAGCAATCAGAGATGCGTCGTGCGGCTGGAATCCTACTTACCGTGAGATATACCTGAATATTCCAGTAATGTCTACTACGAACTCGGAAGATGCTTATGAGGTGACAGGGGTAACTGGCGCTCAAGGTGTAACCCTAATGGATAACGCAGGTGAACGTACAGTCCGTGGTATGGTTTACGCTATCAATATCGATACAGGATTCGTGACTAAGCATAGGTACATGGATGATGCCTTGTACTTTACTGATCCATCAGGCATAATTCCGACTGTTAAGTTTCCTGAACTCGCACTGTTACTTGGTAATGCACCAACACAGCGTGCTCCTAGGGTAGCTTCGCGTCTGTACTATACTAACACGCTAGGTCAGATGCGCTCAGCTGAGTGCCTTCCACCTAGGACATACAACTACAATATTGGATTTAGACCGTATCCGGCACAAGCCAGTATCTCGTACTTGCAAACCAGCTTCTATATTGAATCTCCTACAAAGGAACTCAATATCAGCTTTGATAAGTATAAGGATGATCTATTCCTATATAATCAGAACCAAGCAGGTGTATGGTTTAACGATATTCAATATAGGAATGTCCGTGTGTTCTGGCAGTCAAAGAGCTTTACTGGCGATGATAAAACAATCCTTAAGCGTGTGCGCAAGGTGTTCAGTTATATATCTGCTAATATCCAACCAGCTGTCGTGCGTGGCATTGTACACACTAGTCCTGGCGGTGGTAAGAATGTATCGGATATTACATGGGAATACCAGTACTTCATTTCCGACCCTCTAAATCCAGGGTACGGTCAGTCAGCTACGGGCGAGCTTAGTGCTATACCGACAGAAGCAGCGGGATCGTCGAGCTCAGCCAGCCAGAATCGTGGTGAGCGTCATCTATTCCAAGTAGAAGGTGGCGGATCATTCCAGATGGAGTACTTCGGATTCTACTGGAAGCCTGTAAATACATATCAGAGGTAAGCATGCCGTTAGATTGGAAGTCTATAATCAACAACATACTAGCGCAAGAAGCTATAAGTAGGTATGGTGCGCGGAATGATGGCACTCCGAAGGGCTTAGGATTCTACGGTGAGCTTCAAGGTATTGGTCCAAACTCAGGCTATACCATGACCGAGAACTCAATAGGCGTAAACATGGACGGTAGGGAGACAGAAATCCCTACCATCATTCCTGGTCTAACAGAAGACGAACTTAGGCTAATCCTTTCTGGCGGCATGGATGAAGATATTGTTCGCAAATCCTATGAGCATGCAGCAAAAAGAATGTCAAAAGGATTATCTCCTTTTGCCGGGCCTAAAGAGGTTATCATACCTAGCCCTAAATTAAAATCAAGTAAGAAGTAGCCCATACATATATGAGGTTTTGAGCGGTATAAATCAGTATTTTGCCGCCTAAAGATTGGAGCATTAAAATGGCTTATGGTCAAGATATTGTGATGGGCTTAATGCCTAGAAGCAATAATCGGTTCGGCAACCAATACGGCGGAATGATAGACTGGAACAGCATCATTCCAGGATACGAACAGTCTACAGAAGATATGGGGCAGTACACAAATCAACCTGCCTCATACCAGTCGTTCGGGTCTATGCCTCCACCTCCTATCCCTGGTATGCCTCGTCAGCAGATGGCGTTCTCGCCACAGACAGCTACGCCAGTGGTATCTCCTAAGACGGCACAGGCTCAACCTCAAACTCAAGAGGCTGCACCTGTCGAGCAAGAGGGTGAAGACATCGGCGACTGGAAGCCTGGCAGTCCATTCAACATACCAGATAAGAAGTGGCGTGTACTATCCTTCCAGCCTGGAGCTTCGGCAGTTGTCGAAAGGCCGGGATTAGGCCAAGTGACATACACTCCAGGGCAGAATGCATACAACGCCGTTGAGCAGCGTTACTCGCAGCTCAGATCGCAATACGATTCCCAGATGCAGCAGCGTGCACAAGAAGGACAGGGGCAGCCAGCTATTCCGGAACAGTATACGATGGCGTTCAATACTCCTGCCAATGAGACAATGTTTGGTAGGTATGACCCTGAGCGCAAGGCTATGATGGTGCTTACCCCTGACGGCGATGAGGTACAGTACAATGGCTGGTCTGACATCCCAGAGGATAAGATCACGTTCAGGCAGGACCCTACTACGGGAATGCCTATGCGCTCTCAGTATGACGAGCTTAAGCAGACTGTTGGCAATGTCATTGCAGAGCCAGTATCCAACCTTACGAATTACATGACGGGTGGATACAAGTCAGCTCCAACCAAGTCGGCGATGTATGATAACCTCAAGGTTCAAATCAGCGGCGGCGAAGGCAATAATGCTCCAGAGTTCAAGTTCTTCTGGGGTGGCGAAGGTCCAGCTCCAGCAGGACTGGTAGAGAACGCGCAAAAGAATCTCGATGAGATGATGGAGCAGGTTGACAGCTATGCTACTGAGTACGACAGAGTAGTAAACAGCAAGGCCCCAGGAATTATTGACCAAGCAGTAGCCGGATACGACTCTGAGATTGCAGATTTGAATGCTAAGGCAAGCGCCGCTAGGCAGAAGGTTGGCACTGCAACTGGAAAAGATAAAACGGCAGCACAGAAGGAACTCGACAAAGCGGAGAGACGTCTTAAGACAGTCAGCAACATACGCAACAATATCAAGAACAATCGTGTTCTTGGTGTCGAAGGTGGTGTTATTGTTGAAGGAACTCCTGATGCATACCTAAGCTCCGTCAATCCTAAGACGTGGCAGGGCAAGTTGGCTTTGGCTTCTGGACTCGGATACACGGTCCCGACTCAGGCAGGGGCGGAGCCACGCGGCGTTTTGAGTAGCCAGGACTTTGCAGAGATTGCCATGGCTCAGGCAGTAAATGACACAGAAGTTACCCCTATGGGTATAGACAAGGGTAGACTGACGTCTATACTTTCTCCTACGGTAGAACGCCTCAAAATGATTAATGATGCTGGCAAGGAGGAATATGGTTCCAACTGGAACAATATCGCATCTCAGCAGCCAGCTACGTTTACATACACCGACGTCTATGGAAACCAGCGTACGGTTCAGAAGCCTATTGGTACTGCTATAAACGACCTTAATGCAAGCATGAAAGACGTCTGGGATGCCGTAGCATCTGGAGACAGGGCTAAGTATGCAGAAGCTGCTGAACGTCTTCGTAGATCCGGTGAGCTATTCTCTGGATCAATCACGCCTCCTGGTGGACTAGAGACAATTCTGCCGACAAAGAAAGAAGTCGGCATGAATAACCTAGGCTCGGTCATCTCTAACGTAAGCGAATACAACGCACTTATTCCAGGTAGACTACAATTCGGATCTATTGCAAGGACGGATCAGCCACCTCGCTGGATCTATCAGCCTGACCCAGCCGTCCGTGGTAGAGGTAGTGATAAGGAAAAGCGCAGTACTTCCGCCCTACCGTGGATTAACTTCGGAGCAAAGGGAGGCGTTCACCAGACGCAGCCTTTGATGTCATTGCTTGGAACTCCTGATTATTATCCGCAGACTGCTGCCAAGTATTCACCGGGAACGGCTCTTAACTCATCTAAAGAAACTATTGGCTCAACACTCTTGATGGCTTCTGGAGATGTAGGAAGTCCAGAGAATGTAGAGGCTTTGTCTGGAATCATCAATGATGTAAATACTGAGTTCACAAAACCAGAGGCGGGCGACCTGCGTAAGGGCATGGCTAGGACAGTCCAGAAAGAGTTTGCAGACCTTGGATTTAGATTCACTTCACCAGATGAATTTTCAAACGACCTAGAGAACGTATACAAAACTGGCGACGCCAATAGCTTTATTAGAAAGTACTGGGGTGACAAGGCCGTAGGTGGAAACCCTACATCGACAATCGGTAAAGCAGCAGTACAAAACCATAACGCAACAGGACTAGGTGTAGCGCTTAGAGGAAGACCGGATGAGACAGGACTAAAAGTTACACAAGATGCTAAATTCAAATCAAGTCAAGCAAACAGTGCGCTGATAGAAGCGGCAGGTAACAAGCTGCAGGATATAGCATACTTGTATGCGAACCTAGGCGGAAGGGGCGGAGCTGGTGAAAGATGGTCAGGCCACACAGTTCAGGATAATGCCGGAGGACGTCCACGCGCTACGATTGTGCCGTTTGTAAATCCTTGGGCTAGTGATGCAGGCCAGCAGATGAGCCCACTGACTGCAATGTCTGCGACCAACATGACGGAAGCCGCACCACTAACCACTAGCAACGACCAAATCCAAGCTCTTCTCAAGGGAGACACGGCTAATGTAGGCACTGACTACGATCCTGCGGGATCGCTTGCAATGTTTAACATTGGTGGATACAATGCTGACTGGGTGTACAAGTATCTTTCATCAAGCCCGACAGGAAGAAGAATTATCGACCGGATGACTCAACTTGCTAGAACGTCACATGCGTCTGTTAATGGTGATCTACGTAGCAAGGTTCCATCTAGACCGCAAGATGATGAGAGGACAAGCTTTGACAGCACAACACTACAAAGCATTCAGTCTGGATTCTTCGATGCTCTGACGCTAGGAAGCGTCTTCCCGCAACTTCGTGTATTTGCTAGACCATATAACAAAAGGTAATTAAATGGCTGCGGACAACAACAGCATTTTTAATCAGCCATTGGCCATGCCTATGTTTGGTCAATCCGATGCAAATCGAATACCAGCTGATAGTGACTTCTGGTATCTATGGGCGGGGCAGGATCAAGCACGAGCTAAATATCTTAAGCTCAAGCAAATGCCTACAATGATTACTCCCGAAGAGTACGATAAGATTGTAGGTCCGCAGCAACCTGTGACTACTGTTGAAGATCAGCTGAACGCTATTCCTCAGCAGCGCAGTTCAGATGAAACACTTGGCGAAAGATTTGCAGGAGGTGTCAGTGGTTTGTTTGACACGTTCGAGCGTTCTGCTGCTGCCTTCGCTGCCAATCCACAGGGCAATGCACTCTCTCCATTCTTTGAATCTCCGGAGCAACAGCAGCGTAAGCGTGCGGATGCACAGCGAATACTAGAGCAGATGCGAGCACCTGCTTCGCAGAGGACTGGAACTCCTTCATGGATACAGACTGCTGAAGATTTTGGTAGGGGACTTGTAACAAGCGTTCCACAAACTGTAGCAAGCCTGGGTGGAGCTGGACTAGATTTAGTTACTGGCAACCTTGGTGAGAACCAAGATTACACTATCCGTGCAAACCAAGCACAACAATACTATACTCCAGATGGCGCAGCTAAGACAGTAGGATCGCTCGTTCCAGATATAGGCGCAGCACTCCTGTCGTTTGGTGGAACCACAGCTCTATCCGCAGCAGCGGCAGCAAGCAAAGCCCCAGTAATCGGTACTATTGGAAAATTGCTTGTAGGAACTGGAGAATCAGTAGCACCTAAGATACTAGGAAAGACACTATCATTCCTGCCATCAGCAACCCGTGCTCAGCGCGTAGGAGCTGCAGCAGGATCACTGTTAGTGCAGAACAAGTACGATCTTCCTGAGCTTGTATCAGGCCGTATGAATGTAGGTGAGTATGCCCTTCGTCAGGCAGCTGGTGCTGCTGGTGGAGCTCTCGCAGCAGGATCATACCAGAACAACTTCCTTAAGAATGTCTTTGCCGACGCAGCTGTTAATGCAGCTACAGGCGCTGTGGCTGAAGCCGCACCTCTTATCCCAGGCGGTGCTGAGTTTGACGCAAGCCAAGCATGGAAGTCACTGGTAGGCCAAGTGGTTATAGGCACAGGTATCGGAACTTACGCAGCCTATGCCGACGCACGTCAAGCAGCGGCAGCCAGAACAGCGCAAGCAGACGTAGCGGCTCGCCAGCAGGCAGCTATTCAAGAGCAGGCTGCTCGTGCCGAAGGAGGATCAACAGCTAACGAACCATATACGGCAGCAACAACATACCGTCAGGCCGAGGAGATACTGTTCGGTCGCACGGCTATTGACCGTGACGATGATGTAAACACGGCGTATGAAAAGTACGCAAGCGCGACTGACGAGGTAGACGTGAACCGTCTTCAATCTATCCGACGCACGCCAGATGGAACGGTAATGTCTATCAATGACGCCTATACAGGCAACAACACCGACATGCTGCCGAAGGGATTCGGTCCTGCCGCACTAGCACAGGCAGCCGAGACCGAGCGTACTGCGTATGCTAAGGCATTGGTAGCGCAGTTCAAGGGTAACGAGCAGGAGCTCGCGCAGCTGCTAGACCTCGGACCTATAGATGATGTCACTCAACTTGAAAACACAATCGTCAACAAGTGGCTTGTTCAGGCTGCCAATGGACGAGGCATCAATGGAGTAGAACAGAAGCTCGCAGAAGCTGGACTTCCTTCTCCATTGATTGCTTCAGCTGGAGCGGAAGCACCTCAGACATTCATGCAGGGTGCTGACTTTGAGTCTGGACTCAGGCCAGAGCAGGCAGGAGACGTAGAGCAACCTGACTTATCTTCTGTAATTCGTGGAGCTGAACGGCAATTTGGTTACCTAGGACGGCCTATACGCATTTCAGAAGAGGGACCTGTTCGTGTAGAAGGAGAAGATGAAGGACGCCCTCTTACAGAAAAACAGACTGACCGCGAGTATGGAAGATACAAGCGTGCAAAGTCGAGAGAGATGCTGGCAGCTGAACGGAAGTATGGAATTACTCCAGAAGAGTTCAGCGATCCAGAAGTTAGGAAGGCTCTGGTTCAAATCGAAGAAGCCGAGGCTCTTGCTAATAGCTTGTACGGAATAGAGAATGGTCTAACTGTAAGCAGCATACTTCCTCCTAATTCAGTAGCGGCTAGGATATATCAGTCTGCCAATCCGCAGGCTCGACCTGAGTCAACACCAGGGCAACGTGCTATACCTGTAGCAGAAACACCAACTGTACTTGAAGTTCCGACGGCAGCTCTCGAAGAAGGTCTAACTACCACGGCACAGCCGGAAGTATACCGACTTGAAGATTACCAGAATGTAGTCCCGGCAGATCAAGCTATCGCCGGAGAGACGGCCCCGACTGTAGAGACTCCAGAAGCACCAAAGCAAGTGGAGTCGCTTAACGAGATAAACCAGATACAATCCGACGAACAGGCGCAAGCAGAGCAGCAGCAGGCAGCTATTGCAGACCGAGACATTCAGTCTGCCGACGAAGCAGAAGATCGAGTGCTGGCGGCATTAGAGACTCGCGGAATAAACACAGATAAGGTAATTACAGTAGTTCCTTCTGAGCCTGTGCTTGGTCCTATACTTAAGATTGGCTCTGGTGTAGCTAGGTCTCTAGACGACATGCGTTCTATTTCTGAGAAGGCAGGCGCTAAAGTTTCTACAGACAACAAGGTTCGACAGGCTAAAGAGAATGTGGTACGACTAGCTAACCTTCTAGAAGGTAACATAGATCGTGGAGTAAAAGGTCAAGGAGTATTATTCCCTGATCCTAAAGCTGGCGGTCAGCGTGACTTCATGGTTAGGTTTATTGCTGACGTAGAAGATGCAAGCCAGTATGAAATCCTCAAGCGTGTTGAAGCTGGTGAGAGATCTTTTGGTAACGGCGCTATCAAGCTGTTCGGCGGAGAGTCTGGTGATAGAATGTTTACTATCAGATTCGACGTTAGCAGCGATAACATGGCGCACGTACGCGATGTCATGAATCGTGTGAGCCCTAGCGCTGTTGAGGTTAAGGTCAAGTCGGATGCGGCAGAGCTAATGAATAATGACCGTAGGGCTGACATACTCGATAAAGCATACGCTGACTTCGAGGAGGCTATGGCTGCTTCATCAGAAGCTCCGAGAGTATATGGAGGCAGGCTCGTATATACTTCGACGCAAGCTAGGATGGAAGGCATTCCTGCCGAGCATCCATCAGAAGCATATAAGGCAGATAGCGCAACAGGTCAGCAAGCCATTAATGGATTCGGCGTCCAAGATCTTGTTGGGCGTGACGAATGGGGAAGATACTATCCTGAAAAACTAAACAAGGCTCAGGATACGATAGCAAAAGATTTGCAGAATGACTTAAAGAATAACCTTGTTTCAAAGAACCCACAGCTACTTGCGCAAATTCGGTATCAGGATATTCCCTGGCTACTGAATAAGTACTATGGTCCTGGATACTGGAAAGATTTCGCAGCTAACTACGTTAAGAACCAAGGTATAGCTAAAGAAGTAGATGATGCTTTTTTAGCTCACATTCACAGGAAGTACGGCCTTGGGTATGCTGGAGAAAAGTTTGATTTTAAAGGTAGGAAAATTCCATACAATCCAGTCAAAGATTTCGCAGATCATAACACCAACGTCCCTGACTACGTAACCGATTACGGATACAAGCAATACCTTCCGGTGTTTACGGAGACGCTTGATCTAGCAGGATTGATTGCGCGTAAGTCAGGCATCGACGCGGCTCAAAAGATTACGGCACTAGCTGAATGGGATGCAACTGGTTACGATAAGTTTGATGAGAAGACGGGCGCAGTCACTAAGACATCTAAGGAACGTCGCACAGAGCTACAGGAAAAGTGGAGACGTGCCGACCCAACCCTCGCAGGTATCACCGAGGCCGACATCGAGGCAACACGTAAGCAGCTACAGAAGGCACTCAAAAAGAATGCAGAAGTAAATGCCGCATATCAGAAGGTGCAAGAGTGGGCTAACAAGGAGCAGGGTGCTGAGGCATACCGGACTCTTATGCAGGCAGCAGTTATGGGTACGAGCAAGGACGTTAAGTTTAACTTGCGCGACTTCCCTATCACTCGCGTATTTGGAAGTGTCGGAGCTGCTATTCTGCTTGACCAAGGCGTAGATACAATCGAGGATGATGAAACATACTTCGGCATTCCTGGTAGTGTTATCAAAGAAATGTTCGGCGGCGGTAAGGCAGTCGGCTACGCGACATTGGCTGGATTCCATGTAACTTCAAAGGCAAATACGCCAGCAGGAACAAAGGCAGGTTTCCGCAGTCGTTCGCTTGATGCTATCCGCAAGTCTAAGCTTGGACGGGTTGTAAGTGAGAAGACTGGTGCTGACTACGTAGACTTTAGTAAGCTTACACCTGACCAGCAACTCAATCAGTTTGAGTCCTGGTTCTTTGATCCGGCTAGACCATTCAGCGCAGCAGAGCGTGGCTCAGCTGTATATGAAAAAGAGAAGACAGCATACTACCAGTTCCACAAAGATGCTTCGGCAAGTGGTGTTAAGCTTGCCAACATTCTTGGCATTACCAAGCTTGTATCAGGTAAGGGATCTCAGGGTGTTGTTACGTATACCGAAGCTGGTATCAACGATACAAAGCTGATGTCTGCCAAGATACCGCTTGTTGATGACTTCATTCGCAAGCCAGACACAGAAGTGCAGCGTGCTACCCGTGAGCGCATCAATGAAGTTCAGGGTCCACTCGATGAGCTCTGGCCTCAGATACGTGAGCGCTACAAAAAAACAGCAATGTATCAATTCGTACATTCAGCTGTTGAACTAGACAAGCGTATGTCGGACCTAAATCTTGTACGATCAAAGAAGAGCGAGGAAGTATATCTTGTAGAGCGTGAACAGATCATACAAAGTATTAAGGATGAGTTCTTCAATCCACAGTCAGATAAGAACCTATCAGGTTTTGGCGATGAGCAGTGGAATGATTTCCTCGCATTCCAGCGTGCACTTGATCCTCTTCGTGGATTGCATTACGAAAGCATCGTAGCTCGTTCGATTGGTCAAGAGTTCTGGAAGATGAACGAATACTACACTGACCTGCTCAGCACAAGAGATCCAATTCTTAAGGGTCTCGGCGCAGCTGCTGCTAAAATGGATGACCTTGACTTCCAGATCAAAGCTCTCGATGATGCAAAGAATGCTGGAACTGACATGCCTAACTATGTTGATAAGCGTAAGTCGCTGATAGATAGTAAGGCAGAGTTGCAGCAGTTTGTAGATATGCAGGCTAAGGAACTGGAGATGCTCAATAACAAGATCAAAGTTATTGAACAGCTTCCAGAGAATGTAGAGCGTTCACGTTCTAGCTTCTACCTTTTCCGCCACCGTGACCAGAACGCTCCGTTCGTATTGCGTCTACAGTTTGATGAGACGACGAAGCTTCCAGCTGGAACGCGCATGGAGTACAACACAGAAGCTGATGCACGAGAAGGAATGTTCAAGGAGCTACGTGAAAGAATACCGGAAGGTGCGTACGCTCGCCGCCAATACTTGAACGATGAAATAGAGAGACTCTCTACAAAAGAAAAGCTTACACAGCGTGAAGCTGCTACTCTTGAGAAGTTGGAGAAAGAAATAGAATACATTGATGGCGTTCAGGACCTATCGAATCTTTCCGACGCAGAGCTGATGCAGTTTATCAGCAACGTGAAGATTCTCAAGAGACCTGGAGACAAGCGCATCTTGCGTTCTAACCGACTGGTTGCAACGCAGTCTACAACCAGGAAGGTTCTTGAGGCTGCTTTGTATGGAGCACATACAATCAAAGCGAACCTTGCATCTCGTGCTAATGCAGAAGGGGCTATGACTCCACGCTACATTGACGGCAAGGGTAACGCTACACTGCAACGAGACTTAAGTGGCAATGTTGTAGCATACAAGGATTCCGATTACTTCGATATAGATCAGCTCGTCGATAGCATTGACGATATGGTAGATGAGCCGATAGACCGTGCGCAGCTCAAGGATTATGTCGAGAAGTATCTGACATTCCGCGACACAGAGCAGGTTGACGGGAAGACTATCAAGAAGATCTACGTTGACATGTCAGGTCTCAAGATGCTTGCCGAGCAGTACCTTATGCCAACTCACCCGAACCTTATCAATAGGTACAACTGGGATGGATACTGGGACCCGCAAGGAAAGTGGACTGGCGACGATGCAGCTAAGTGGATGGAAGACTCTATTAACTCCATGCGCCGCGACATCGTTGCAGGCACACAGTTGACTGTAGCCCGTAAGAATGTACAGCGTCTGCGTAGCGAGGTTAATAAGTACGAAGTCAACAATGGACTGCGTGAATATCTAGACAAACTGCAAGAACAATTTGATCCAGCCTTCGCACAGATGGCTGAGACAATGAAGATTGCGCGAGCTATAAGCAGGACATACTCAATAGGTACATTGCTCTGGAGTATACCTAACTGGGCAATGAACCGTGTATACGGTATGACTATGCCTGGATACCATTACGCCATGAACATTATGACTGACTACGGTGTAGCCAAGATAAATGACGAAGGCAACTACGGTCCGATGCAGCGCATGTCTAGTAAGGCAGAAGCAGACGCATTCGTATACGAAAAGCAGATGGCGGGCGAGTCTGGCTGGCGTGTACGCAAGGACGTTCGCATGAGAAACTTTGGTCCGCGTGCTTTCGGCATAACGCTTGGTGCTGTAATAGCACCTGAAACTACACTGAGGACACTAGCTAAATTCGACGAGAGATATGCAGATGTCCTGCGCATAGCAGATGAGCTTAAGCTTACACAGGGTAGCGTTATGGGTAGCTATGCCATGCGAGAAGGTATTGCGACAGGCAAAGTATCTGAGGAACTTGTTAAGATTGCAACTGCAATGGGCAACCACGTTGAGAAAGTCAACAACTACTCATCTATCCTGACTTCGGCATCATCATCATTCCATCGCCTAGGCATCAGCCGGAACGACTGGTCTATGATGAAGCGTGGTGATAAGACAGAGGCTGTCAAGATTGCAATGATTCCGCACGAGAAAAAGATTCGTGCTGGATACCGTGCCGCATTTGAAATGGACACGAAGATTCAATCGTTGAAAGATCAGATAGAAGAACTCGAAGCATCTAATGAGCCGAACGCAAACCTAAAAGTACAAAAGCTCAAGCGCCAATTAGACTCTCTAGTATACAGGCGTCTGAAGGTTGCAACGCCAGAACGCGCACTATTCGACCAGCTTGCAGAGTACATGGCTTACGACCGTGATCTTGAGCAGGGTTCCTGGGACCGTGTTTCTAAGTCTGTATTCGAGCGCTACATAGAAAATCAACCGCTCGGTATTATAGGTATGACCATGATGGCTCCGGCTGTGCGAAATATGAATGCGCACAGGGTGCTATTCTTGGAAGCAGCCGAGATGTCCAAGGGTGCTACAGGAAAGATGCAGATGCGTAAGCTCATGCAGGCTTATGCTCCAGTCATAGTGGGTTCGGCTGTCGTTACTGCGCTTGCAGGTATGTATGCAGTTCCTGCATTCCTAGGTGCTGTGCCCGTCATGGATGTTGTCAATGCACTTGAGTTTGTGTACGAAGCATTCATGGAAGAGGATGAGGACAAGCTTACAAAGATGTCGCAGCGTCAGCGCTGGGAAGAACTCGGTGGAGAAATCGCAGCGAAGAACGGATACAATCGTGAGTCAGGCAAGGAATTTGTACGCACGTATTTTACCGAAGGTATGATTCGTACATTTGGTGACATCAATGCAAGTGAAGGTGGTTCTCTAGCATCATTGATTGAAGGACAGGGATTGTCCATGTTGCTCAAGCAATCAAGTAGAATAACAAAGGGAACTGTTCAGGTATTTTCAGATATAGCTACTGGAAACTTTGCAAATGTTCCATACCAGATGACAGAGTTACTGCCTTCCGGTTACAGGCGTATCAGTCAGGCATCGGGCCAGCTTATGCTAGGTCAGAAGCTCGACAAGGATGGCAACATCATCATTGACCCTAATACTGGACGCGCTCAATCGTATTCAATGACCGATGCAGCGCTTCAAGCATTGACAGGAAAGCCATGGAAGGAAACACGTAGCGTTATTACTAGCATCGAGCGCGGCGTCCCGCTCTACTCTGAACAGGATAAGCAGGCATGGGCAAACACACTGGTCAGTCTCAGCAATGTTAAGTTCGGTGAAACCATTAGAAGCAAGAAGCCAGGCGTACGCGAAGTAGTATCATCCGTTGCTATTGCAGAAGCAGCACCGCAGCTACAATACATCATACGCCAGCGTTACGAGAACCTATACAAGGCCGCAGTCGAATCTGGCAAGGATAGGTTCAATGAAGAGTGGAGTAAGAATCCAACTATCCAGTTGTCTGGTGGAAAGACTATGACGCTGCAAGAAATCTACGCGACTGTAGCGCAGGATGGCGGTATCAAATCGCAGTACGAACTTAAAGGAAAGGGTGCTGAAAGCGTAAAGGAAATGTCGATGAAGCTCATGGATGAATGGGCTCGTACAAGATCTGTAGCTGAATCAGTTACTCTATACTTTGGTGGTGAAATCCCGGTTCAGTACACCAATGAAATCTTTGCAACGACTACCAGCCCAGAGCAGTATGCTGCTGTGAAGATCTTGCAGAAGTTCTACAATTCATACGCAACAGGCGAAGCATACAGAGGATACAAGCAATCACGATAGACTGGCTACCTTAGCCAGCATCATATCAGGCGATGATGAATGGGATAGTGCGAAGTCAATTACGGCAAGCCTATCCCTTTCGTTTTCCAGGAAGTCATAGCCCCAGCCTCCCACTATTTTATAGTCTCCAATAGTTTTATGCTTGACAAAGTTGTCAAGTGCAATCTTTGGTTCTATGTTTAGTGATAAGGCTAATGAAGTAAGGCACTTAGCTACACCTATCTTGGTAGTGTTTTGATTGTATGCTATGATCGGTGCTCCGTATGCAGCAATGAGCGCTGAAGGGTATACTGCTCCGACCTCAGCAATAAACTCAGCTGATGGTTTATCTCCCATAAGCAGCGAGACTGCATCTGCCAGGCTCAGGTTTACGCTACGACTGTTAGACATAGGAGCCTTGTCGGATTCAACCCACACCATAGGTTGCTCGACGGTATTTATGATGTCGTAGTCCAGGGTAGTAGGGACAAACTGCATCTTACCAACTACCTCATCGCTAGGTAGGATAGGGTAGACTCTTTCATCTGGGAACAAGTGCACCACCATGACGGCTATCTCGAAGGCAGTGCGTATGTCCTTGGCTAAGTACATTTCCATTGTAAAGTTATCGCGCACAACATAGCAGGAATCGTACTTGTAAATGTAGACTCTGCCATACTGTGCGCTGATAGTTTCATCCAGTGTAGGTGGAGGGAACACCCAGAAGGGCATCTTCTGCATGCTCGACTGTACTTCTGCAAAGCTGTAGTAAGATAGCTTGCTATGGTCTCCCCAGAACAATACGCCTGACTTAGCATAGGACGCCAAGGTATTGTAAGGAACATGCACCAGGGCATCTATCACAGAGAAGGGACCGTTGACATTCTCTGCTGTAAAGTCTAGGCGAAATACAGTCAGCTTCATGCGTATGAGTTAGCCAGTGCGTTGAATCCGTTTGCTATAGATACCTTCGAGGTGTTGTCGTAGAATACATTGGCGTAGCGCAGCGTTGTCTTAAGGTCTGCATGACCGAGAAGCTGCTGTGCCTGACGCACACCTACGTGGTCGCTGATGATGCTGGCACAGGTAAACCGGAACATGTGCGGTGTAAGCCTATCCATACCTAGGTTCCTGCCATGCCTATTCATACGGTGATTCATAGACATAGTAATGCCGGACTTGTGCGCACCTTCTTCATCGCATAGTAAGTACTCGGAGCTAGGGCGGACAGACAGATACCTATACAATGCTTCGCCGAACTTCTGACCGTTAGGCAGTGGCACATCGAGCGGTATATGTATGACCTGATACTGATGGTTGCCGGACTTAAGACGCTTGATCTTGAGTGTCATCTCCGTCTCAGTCAGTGTGAAGTCTGTCATCTTCACGGGTATGATAGCGCCGGAGCGAGCACCTGTTATGAGTAGCATTGCGCTATAGAGGTAGAGTCTATTGGCGAAGAAGTCTTCATAAGGATAGGTAAGGAACACATCGAAGTATGCCTTGAGCTGGTCCTTGCTCATGATCTTCTCGGACAGAGGACGGCGTGGCTTGTATCTGTTCGTACCCTCGCGCATCCATCGCTTGTATTCTTCTTCGTTGATATAGTCGTAGTAGTATAGCACCTGTGCTATAACTACCAGGCCGACGCTTGAGTAGGTGCGCTTGCGCTTGGTGAGCTCTACGTCTATGGCTCGCATGAGATCTCCGCCACGGAGATTGCCTAGTACTAGGTCCTTGATCTCGTCGTTGAAGCTAAGGCGCACCCGCTTCTTATATGAAGGCGATAGATGCTCGCCAGTGATACGGCTAGGCCGCATGAGATAGTGTTCGATTGCGCTCTCTACCTCAGCCCTTGTGGTAAATTGCATAGTTCCTCCTGTGTGAAAAGATACCATGCAAGATACATAGCTTACACGTTATATACAAATACAAAATAAAAAAGCCCACCCGAAGGTAGGCTTTAATTGGAAAGCGTAGAGCGAACTTACGCTATTGTCTGCAAGCCTAGCTTGGACTTGACCAGTTCGAGAACGAACGTATCGTCCGATCCCCAGCCAGCAAGTTCAGCTTCCGTCAGTGGCAACGTCTTGCCTTCTACGGTCACGCCATCCTCATCGAGCAGTGATGCCGATGCAAACGCATAGCCTTCGCCTTCTTGAAAGCGAAAGATAACCGTGTCTACACGGAGCTTGACAGCTGGCTTAACCACTGGTTGCGAGCTGATTGTTTCTTCTAGTGCCATGATGTTTTCTTTAAATAGTTTAATTTTAACCTGTTACTTTCATTAAACGAGCGAATGCACCCCAACGTATTGTTTTACCAGCTTCGCCCGTTACCAATATTGCAAGTGTGTCAGCAGTATTATCAGCGTTGACGGCTACTGCCCATACACCAGGATTATCGTTTCCTAAAGTACCAACGACAGGGGTTCCTACAAATGCAGTAACACCAGCATTGTTATCAATACAACCTGTAATTCTCCAAGCTGCTGATTCATTATCTGCATCTGTTCGACGAGCAGTGACAAGTATTTCAAAACCGTATGTTGAATCAGTGCTTATTCGCATTGATGCTGCTGGTACAGTGCCTGCAGGATTAGCGTCTTGCGTCAATTCTTTTTGCGCGCCATCTACTGTTGTTATACGTTGTACATATTGCTCAATTTGGCATTGGCCTCGCGCACCAAAACCTCCACTGCTGTGTACAAATGCTCCATAATTATTAGCTGAACCTGCAAGACCAGATACCGTGCAATAATCTGCTGTAATTGCATTGTCATAACCACCTATAACAGCGCTATACCAACCAGTCACACTATGAGCATTCCCACCACTAATAGTTGATGCAGCGCCAGAACAAGTATTATTAGCCCCACCAACTATACTAGAGCGTTCACCACTAGCGTTGTTAGTAGAACCTCCGCATACAATAGCCCATTGCCCTTGTGCTATATTATCACTACCGCCAATAATAGCTGCACGAGCGGATGTTGCACGATTATTAAAGCCACCACCAACTACTGTGTATAAATTTGTTGCTTGACAAGTATCGCCACCTGCTATTACACTATAATTGCCCGACGCATTATTAGTATAACCACCTGCTACTGTTGAGCGTAGACCGCTTGCGGTATTGAAATATCCTCCACCAACGGTGCTGTAGACATTACTTGCAGTGTTTTGGAGTCCCCCTCCTATTGTACTCATGTCAAGCGACGCACTATTTTGTTGGCCTCCACCAATAGTTACTCTAATACCATTCGTTGTATTTTGTTGGCCTCCACCAATATAAGAGCCAACACCAGTCGCACTATTTGAAAGACCGCCAGCGACAGTCGCATAATCTGATGATACCGTGTTGCCAAATCCTCCAAGTATAGAGCTATTTGAACCAGATGCAACTTGTGTTGCGGCTGTACGCGACGTTTGTAAATCAACAGCATTTGTTCCACGTTTGTTGCCACCAGCAGTTGTACCGTCTGGTAACTGTGCAAGGAATGCGCCTGTTCCTTTAGGCTGGAGCACTGCATCGCCGCTCGATGTTGCTACATCTACAAGCAAGCGTGAGGCATTGATGGTTGCATTAGGCGCAGCCACATTCTGCGTTGGCGTGAACCCCGTAGTTCCACCACCACCACCAGCTGCGCTGATTGTCAGTGTCTCATTACCACCGTCATTATTCTCGGTCAAAGTAATGTTCGTACCTGCTACCAGCTTGCCGTTGAGATAGCCAGCGGTCGTATCATTAGATGACACCTTGGACTTCTCATCGGTAGCTGCGCTTGGAACAAAAGCTGTTCCTTGATAAGTAAGGCTCTCCGTAACATCTAGGTTTCGGACCTTACCTGATTGTATGACTTCGGTTCTTGGGTGCATGGGTTATCCTTTAGAAGCGTACCTGTACGTGTTCATTATTGACTCGGCAATTTAAAATTCCCCAGTACGAACCAGAGTCTTCGCTTACATCCATAGAGATATACTCATACCGATCATCTTCTTGCAGTGCAGGCTTATTAGCATCGTATAGTTGGTTTAATGCAACCGAGGCGGATTCTTCAGCTGAGATATACTTCGGCTCATCTGCTCCAGTATTGGGGTTGGGTGTTAGCCAAACACCTTCTTGATTAGAATGATAGATGTTCATATTGTTTTACCTTATTGATTGTTTACATTTCCATTGCCGTCTACTGAATAGTAAACGCGACCACCAACTGCAACCGTAGCAAATGCGCCAACCAGTTTTTTGCAGTAATACAATTTGCCTGTAAAGTTAGATGGCATATCGGGATTCCAAGAACCTTCGTCTCCTGAATATCTAGTCGGTCTACCTTTAGGTAGTCTATTCGTTGTTTAGCCATTGTATTCTCCGAAATAAATAAGGGGCGACCGCGATATGCAGTCACCCCTAAATTACTGGAAAGACTATGGCAAACTCTAATCTTTGACAGCCTGCTCGACAGCATTTCTATTGACGACCATAAGCATGCCAGAATCCTTAGAGTTCTTAGCGTTTATTTCGTATAGCGTCCCTTCAATAGTTACCTTAAACTTGTGTATTTCCGGTGATGGCTCGCCCATAAGCATGCAGTATTCCTGATGCTTGGCGATAATTTTATGGCGAATAGCTAGGTCAGATATAATAACCCACGTATGACCTACATACTGCCCGCTGAAGAACGTGAACATCCGTTGGATATGTACGCCTTTAACATTGTTATCGTCGTACGTTATGTGCAATATGCCATTGGATTCTATGTTGTTTATCTCATTAAACGTGAGTCCTGCATGCTTTGCCATAGCCATCACCACGCTTTTGCTTGAACCCCAGGGAGCTACAATATCCCTGCCGAACGTAAAGTACAGTGAATCCTGTGCTGATGCTGTGCCTGCCAGTACCAGCAAACCTACAATAAACCCTCTCATTGCTTCTCTCCCTGTGAATATAATGGAATGTAATGCTCGCACTTCTTCTTCTTGGAATCCCACGGTGGTGTGATGAACCGTGAGATATATTTGTCACCGATAGGTTGATCCATGTACCTCCGGCACTCTGCCTTCTTCGGGCAGTTCTTGCCAGCGCAGTATGCTATGTCCCTGTTCATGGCATCCTATCCTTGTGGCTCTGAATCAATCGGATTGAGTTAGCATCCCAGCTCTCTGACTGCTCTGCTAAATCCAGCAAGGTGGAAGCTACATGATGCCACGTTGCCACTGCGTACTTGTTCTGTTCCATCGTTGCAATGTCCGCCCTATCCATAGCGTAGTGTGCTACGGCTTTGATAGTCTTCAGTAGTTCTTCGTTGTCGTTCACGCATGCCCCAGTTGATTGTCTTCTTGTTCGTTCTCCACTCTATGAACCAATGTTAAACACTTGTCAATACAGGTGTTTAGCTCTGCCAGCTCCTGCTTATGGCGTGGGCTTGCGTCTTCCTTCCACTCCCAGTTATTGCGTAGCGTCTTCATGTAAACGATTGCAAGGCGTACGTCCTTCGTCCACCCTGCATCTGACTCACTCATCTTGGTCGTCCTCCAGTAAATCTCTAATGATTGATTCGTAGTGACGCTGACAGACCTGCATAGCCTGCCGCCTGCCTTTTACCATTGTATCGGGATACCACCTGAACGTATGGCTTCCGCATCCATACATATCTTCATCCCTGTACTCAACATAGTAGGTGCACACCTGATTGCTTGCCATGTTACCACCCCACTTCAGCTTTTTAATTCTCACGTTCTTTTTTCCCATTATGCAAGATACATATTTTCCTACAAAAAGTAAAGGCTGACCCAGTAAGAGCCAGCCTGCCAGCTACAACCCTTCTGCTATACGTGATGCGTACTCAATCGCCTTCTCTAGACGTGTCGTATCGTATGCTTCCTGCCAGTCATAGGCAATCTCTATCTCGTCTTCCTCGCTGAGATACCAGCGTTTGTATTCCTGCACCAGAGCCAGCGCATCCTCCTCGGTGAGAACCTCGGCGATGTTCCTGATGCCCGGAGTACAAGCCCCGTGTCCTGAATCCTTATCCCAACATCCGCACTCCTGACCTGTGATAGTCCACGGCTGTTCGGGAAACACCAGCGTCTTCACGCCCAAGAAGTCACATGGATAGACTATAATCTTACTCACTGCCCTCCTCCAGACAGAGTACCTATGAGTACCACGCCTGCCATGCACAGGACGGCAAAGATAACCGCAACAAACCGCTCGTGGTCTACGCCCCTACAATATGGTGCGACGCGCCAGTACCAGTAACTGCGATTCTCTTCTATATCGTAGACCTTCTTACGCTTAAACTCGATGCCTATTAGCATGACTGTGCCCCTTCTGTGTTGATTGTTAGTGCTTCGTCGCCCCATCTGTTTACATAATCGAAGAACACCTCGCCCCATTGCCCGTGCAAATCATCCTCTGCATCCTCAAGCCAAGCCAAAGCCTGCTCTTCTGTAATACCTTCGACTA